TAATAAGTATGATAAAAATACAGAAATGAAAGAACACTGTGATCATATATATGCAATGTTTGATGGGACAAGAAAAGGGATTCCAACATTATCAATTGTAGGATGTCTTAATGAAGATTATGAAGGTGGTGAATTTATTATGTGGGAGACGGAAAAAATAGAAATACCAGCAGGTTCAGTTTTACTGTTCCCATCTACTTTTATGTATCCCCATAAAGTCAATCCAGTAACAAAAGGAACAAGATATAGCTATGTGTCTTGGGTTTATTAAAATAGGAGCATAAGATGGCACATTTTGCAGAATTAAATAGTGCAAATGAAGTATTAAGAGTAACCGTAGTAGAAAACAAAGATACCGCAGATGTGAATGGTGTTGAAAAAGAATACATCGGTCAGGCACATTGCGAAAAAGTATTAGGTGGCACATGGAAACAAACATCTTACAATGCAAATTTTAGAGGTAACTATGCAGGTAAAGGTTATACTTACTTTGTAGATCAGGATTTGTTTATGCCCCCTAAACCACATAATAGTTGGTCTATGTCTACAGCAGATGCTACATGGCAAGCACCTATAACTGTGCCTTCTTTAACCGAAGAAGAAATTAGTGCAGGTAAATTTTATTCTTGGGATGAAGATGTGTATCAAGCAGATAACACAAAAGGATGGGTGTTAAAAACACTAGGATGATGAATGAACAATGGACCCAATAACGATACTTTCAGCGGCAAGTCTAGCTTTCAATGGTGTCAAAAAAGCCATTCAGGTTGGAAGAGATATGGAAGATATATTCAAACAGCTTTCTACTTGGAGCGGTCATGTTTCTGATTTACAAGAATGGATGGGTCAGGAAAGGAAGTACAAGAAACCTACTTTATGGCAAAAATTGACATGGGATAAAAGCGAAACGGCAGAGGCATTTGATGAACTTATCGCAAAAAAGAAGATTAAAGAGATGGAGGACGCAATCAAACATGAATTTACCTGGGGCAAACTGCACCATCTTGGGATGGACGGACCTTATGGTTACAGAGCCTTTATCAAGATCCGCAGAGACATTAAAGCAAAACGAAAAAAAGAAATATACGATCAGATGCGAAGGCGGAAAGCTTTCTTATATCACACAAAAATGGGTGTGGCGATTGGAACCCTTGTATTAATTTTAATTTATTTATGTCATTTTTTATGGACAGCAATATTGGAATCTAGTAAATGATTACTATAGCTTTTTGGATGGGTACATTAGTTCCAAATGTGGATCAGTATTATTGTAAGTTACAGTGGGTAGAGAGAAGTTTATGCTATTACTGGTGTGCAAACAGTAAAAGAGGTTTTAACTGGTTTGAGCCAAAAACAGAGAAAGGTTGTAAACTAGAGAAATTGTTTTACAAAGTAGAAAAGGAAAAGACAAGTGCTTAATTTAATATCAGGGTTATTACCAATAGGAGAAAAGCTTGTAGAACGCCTAATACCAGACAAACAGGCACAGGCGAAAGCTCTTCAACAACTAAAACAAATGGAACAAGACGGAAGTCTTAAACGCATGGAAGCTGAGTTTGCTGATAAAGATAGCGCAAGACAGCGTGAAATGGCTATCTCTACCAGTGAACATAGTCCCTGGTTAAATAAAATTATAACCAGCCTACTCGCACTTGGAATCGTGGGACTTGCTTTTGCTTTGTTTGGGGTCATACTGTTTTTAGAGGTCACACCTGCAAACAAAGATATTTTAATTTTCTTATTAGGAAATCTAACAACTTTGGTAGGTTTAGTATGCTCATATTATTTTGGTAGTTCGGTGGGTAGTAAAGATAAAACAGAAGAAATTAAGGGGTTGATAAAAAAATGATGGATTGGAACACAAGCACTTATTTTTCAATGCATGAGTTTAAATGCTCTCACACTGGTAAATGTGAAATGAACCCAGATTTTATAGATAAACTCAATGATTTGCGTTTAGCTTTTGGTAAACCCATGAGAATAACAAGTGGGTTTAGAGATGTCACTCATCCAATTGAAGCAAAGAAAAAAACTTCTGGAGCTCATACTACAGGACAAGCCGCAGATATAGCGATATCGAGAGAAGATGCTTTTCATTTGTTATCTTTAGCATTAAGTAAAGGATTTACTGGAATTGGTATACAACAAAAAGGCTCAGGACGTTTTATCCATTTAGACACTTTACAAAACACGGAGGAGAGGCCAAGACCTACGATTTGGTCATATTAAATTATGTTTGGATTTAGTGCTTATAGTCAAGTAACATATTCTGATGTACCTCCATCTCCTGATGCAGTTGTATCAGTCACAGGAGCATCTGCTACAGGGGTTTTAGGCACAGTTATCATCCCTAATGAAACAGTAACTTTAACTGGAGTGTCTGCAACAGCGGTTTTAGGCACAATATCAGTCACTGTTTTTGCGAATGCTAGTGCAACTTTAACAGGATTAGTTGCTACGGGAGAAGTAGGAAGTCCAATTATATGGAGTCCTGTAGATGATGCACAAAGTGCAACTTGGACAAGCATAATTAATTAAGGAATTGAGATGAGTAAAACATACGGTAATGATTTAAAACTTGCAATTATACAATCAGGAACACAATCGGGAACTTGGGGAGAGGTTACTAACGACAACCTAGAACAAATTGTTAAAGGTATTGGTGGTTTTGTATCAGTTTCTTGTTCAGGCGATAGTACGACTGTGCCTTTTACATCCTCTGAAAATGACGAGAGTTCTAATCAAACATTTAGAAACTTATATTTAAGTTTAACTGGAACTGTTAATTCAGGGTTTGATTTGATCTTACCTTCTATTGAAAAAATGTACATCATAAAAAATGGTACAAATGAAAACATAGAGGCAAAGACATCATCAAGTTCAGGAATTAATATTAATACTGGAAAAACTGCAATCGTTTATATCAATGGTTCTCAAGTAGTTTCTGCTTTTGACTTTTACGATACCTTAACAATCGGAACTCCTACTTTTAGTAATCCTTTAACAGTGGCAAATGGTGGAACAGGAATTGGAAGTGTTACAAGCGGTGCTATTCTAAGAGGTGCTGGAACAGGAAACTTAGTTCCTTTGATAGGTAATGCTACAAATGACTTTCTTCAATGGGATGGTAGCGCATGGGTTTCTCAAGCTGTTACTCCAGGAAGTGGAACTGTGACTTCTGTTGATGGTTCTGGAACAGTTGACGGAATTACTTTAGGTGGAGGACCTATCACTGGTGCTGGTTCTTTAACATTGAGTGGAGAAGTAACAAATCGTGTAAAAACAAATGATAGTAATATTCAAACTATAATAGGAAACTTTCAGTTAAACAAAACAACTCCTATAATATACTTAGGAGCGACCTCAAACTATTACGGTTTTAATGAGTCTGGTGGTCAACTTAATTTAGTTGCTGCTGGAACAGCTAAACTTGGTTTAACTACCTCTCAAATTACTGTGGCAGACGATTTAATCCCTAGTTCAGACGGGGGTTTGAACATAGGAGCGGGTAGTGCTAGGTATGGCAGTGTTTTTGCTACAAATGGAACAATTAACACATCAGACAGTAGAAAAAAGAATAGTATTCAAAACACTGATTTAGGCTTGAGTTTTGTTAATGCTTTAACACCTAGAAAATTTAAAATGAATCATGGAACAGTTACTGTAAGTTCACCAGGAACTGCTACTTCTTTTCCTAAATATACATATAGCTCAGGAACAAGATTTCACTACGGTTTAATATCTCAAGAAGTTGCTACAGTTTTAGATAATCAAGGTGTTGATAAAAGTTTATTTGGTGGTTGGACTTTGGAAGATCCAAGTGACTCTGATTCTACGCAATCATTACGATATCATGAATTTATTGCTCCAATGATAAAAGCAATACAAGAGCTCTCTACAAAAGTTACTACACTTGAAGCAAAAGTAAAGGAGTTAGAATCTAAGTAATGGCTTACTTTAAACTTTCTCTTAAACCTGGTATTGATAAACAAAACACCGAATATGGTGCTGAGGGAGGTTGGATTGATTGTGATAATGTTCGCTTTCGATATGCTTTACCTGAAAAGGTAGGTGGTTGGACAGAGTTTCAACAATCAACTTCTACAGGTACTTTTTTAATTGGTATGGCTAGTGATTCAATAGCTTGGAGAGATTTAGATGGCTCTCCTTACTTAGCTGTAGGAACAGACAGGAAGTTATATGTAAACTATCAAGAAAGATACTATGACATAACTCCTAATCGATCAGAAAATAATTCTTTACCTAGTGCTTTTACAACTCTTTCTGCCAGCACTACTGTCACTGTTCACGATTCAGGTCATGGCGCAGTAGAAGGAGATTTTGTTACATTATCTGAAGTAACAGATAATCCTGGTGGAATATCTAATGCTAGTTTGACAGGTGAATTTGAGATACAAGATATTACAGATACAAATTCATACACAATTATTGCGGCATCTGCTGCAACATCTACTGCTACAACAACAGGTTCAGCTACATCTACTTATCAAATTAATGTAGGAAAAGATGTTAATTTTGCTGATTTTGGTTGGGGTGTTGGAGAATGGAACGTAGAAGAATGGGATACTCCTCGATCAGCAACAGGGACAGGTATTGTTCTTAGCTCTAGAATTTGGGTATTTGATACATTTGGAGAGGATTTACTGTGTCAATTACAAGATGGTCAACTTTTTAGGTGGGACACATCTGGAGGGGTTGGTAATAGAGCATCAGCGGTTGCAGGTGCTCCAACAAAAAACAGGTTTGCTTTAGTTACCAATGAAAGACATTTAGTTCTTTTTGGAACAGAGGCAACAATAGCATCTCCAGCTTCACAAGATCCTATGTTTGTTAGATTCTCTAATAGAGAGGACATAGGCACGTTCACTATAACTAGTGAAAATACTGCGGGAGATTTAAGGTTAACAGATGGTAATAAAATTGTTACGGCTATTCGATCAAGAAATCAAATATTAATTCTTACCGATACATCTTTACATGGAATGCAGTTTATAGGAGGTGATTTTGTTTTTGGTCTTACTCAACTAGGCACAAATTGTGGTTGTGCTGGTTCTCATGCCGCAGTAGATGTGAATGGTTTAGCTTTCTGGATGGGAGTTGAGGCTTTTTATGTTTTTGATGGAACAGTTAAAAAACTACCTTGCACAGTTCAAGACTATGTATTTGACGATATTAATCTTGATCAAAAAGAAAAAACATTTGCAGGATTAAACTCTCAGTTTAATGAGTTGACATGGTGGTATTGTTCTTCTGGTAGTAATCAAATTAATAGATCAGTAACTTATAATTATTTAGAAAATGTTTGGCATATAAATTCCTCAATACACAGAACAACATGGACAGATGTTGGTGCATACAATAATCCCATAGGGATAGAGTATTTTCCAAACAGCACTGCTACTTACACTGTTTCAACAATAAACGGTTTAACTCAGGGAAGAAGTCTTGTATATACTCATGAAGTTGGAACAGACGCGAATGGATCTGCAATGAGTTGTTTTTTACAATCAGGATACTTTGATATTGGAGATGGTGATGAGATGATGTTTATGAAAAGATTTGTTCCTGATTTTAAAGATCAAGTCGGAGACATAAACGTAAATTTATTTTTAAGGACATATCCAGAAACAACCGCTACAAATAGTAGCTTAGATCCTTATCTTGTAACTCCAACAACAGATAAAATAGATACTCGAGCAAGAGGAAGACAAATATCTTTGAAGATACAAAGTAGTTCTGCTGGTTCTACCTGGAGATATGGTACATTGAGAGTGGATGTTCAACCGGATGGAAAACGATGAGCAAAATTACAAATACACGTTTACCAAATGCTAATCCTAATGAATATAGTGCAGAGCAATTTAATCAACTGGTACGAACACTGGAACAAATTGTCTTGCAATTAAATACTACATATACACCTACTGAAACAGAAAACAAAGATCAAGCTCAAACTTGGTTTTTAGGAGGATAAAATGATTGCATACTCAAATTTACTAGCAAGGTATAATCCTGAAACAAAAAGTTCTGAAGATTTTTTTGGAAATCCTATTCAACAAGTCACTCCTTTAGGAGGAGAAACTAGTATGCCTAACCCTTATTCTGTCTCAGGTGAAATGGGTACAAGTTCTGTACAACAAGGAATAGGTTCTTTACTTGGGATTATTGATCAAAATATAAATCAAAATCCTGAAACATCTAGATTGATGAATTTACGACAAATTTTGTTAGATTATAACAATCAATTTGGTAGAGGTTTTGCACAACCTAGTGGAGGCTCTATGCAACCAAGTAGAGGTTTTGCACAGCCTTTATCACAGAGGTTAGGTGGAATATCACCATTGATGGGATTTAGAAAATCATTGATGCCTTTGCCGAATACAGGGACATACTAACATGGCAAATACATACAGAAGATTCATACAAACTGAGTTAACATCAGCTTCACTTACAAACGTGCTTACTGTTGCTGATGAAACAACAGCTATAGTAAAATCAGTTATTGTGTCAAATGATGATTCGGCTGTCACAGCCTCTATCACAATGTCTGTAGCACCTAGCGGATCAGGTACACTTACAATTGAACCTGCAAAAGATTTATTACCAAAAACTAGCGAAGACCTATTATTAAACAAAGGTCCCTTGGTTCTTCAGTCATCGGATATTCTGAAAGTAAAGGGAACTGGGGGTAGCCCTAATGTTGATGTGGTTGCTTCTGCACTTTTAGTGGACAGAAACTAATGTTTTATAGGATAATCTATAGGTATGTAATCACGTTCTTTCATAGCGTGCAGCCTATTGGACAACAAAAGAGAGGAATGTAATGGAAGAGGGGATTATGAGGCTTAACCCTCAAATGGGAATGCCTCAAACACAAAACATGAACCAAGGACCAAGGCCAGAGGAGGTTCAAGCCTTTGAGCAAATGAGACGGCAAGTCTCTCCTAAAGAGTTTTCGGATGCAACACTTGATAGTGCTATGGCAGAAGATCCAGAGCTTGTTGGTGCTTTCAAAGAAATTTTGCAAGGTGCTGAGATGCCTCAGGAATTAGTTATGGCCTTGAAGCAGTTGATTCAAGCAGTATTGAGTGACCCTTCTATGTATCCTCAATTAGTTCAAGCTTTGATAGAGTTAGGGGCAGATGCGGAAGACATACCACCTCAATTTGATCCATCTTTTGTATCTACTCTAGCTCTCGCCCTTGAAGAGGTAAATGTTTCTCAACCTATGCCAGAGGAAGTTCAAACTTTTTCTAAAGGTGGAGAAGTTTCTATGAAACCGATTGCAAAATACATGGCATCCTTAGGTAGAGGTGGAGATACCATGTTGGCTCACATTAATCCTGACGAGGCTCGTTTGTTAAAAGCCCTTGGAGGAGCAGGAACAATCAATCCCCACACAGGTTTGCCTGAGTTTTTTATAAAGAAATTATTTAAGGGTGTTAAAAATGCAGTAAAAGGTGTGGTTAAGGGAGTGAAAAAATTTGCTAAATCAAAAATAGGTAGATTAATTACTACCGTGGCTTTTGCATATTTTGCAGGACCAGCGGCAGCAAAATTTTTAGGTGTTAAAACATTAGCTTCTCAAGCAGCAGTAACTGCTTTTGTTGGAAGCGCAGGTTCAGGATTAGTGGCTGGAGATGGTTTAAAAAATTCTATAACTAGTGGTTTAAAATCAGCTGCCATAGCAAGTGTAGTAGCTCCTGGAGTTTCTGCAGCTATGGGAGATCCTTCACAAGGTACTTTCTTACAAAGGTATCAATCAGGATTCCAAGAGGGAAGTGGTTTCTTAGGAGGTCAAGAAAATCTGCTCAAGCAACAAGAGGCAGCTCCAATAGAAACAAGGCAAATTGGACAAGCTGGGCAAGTTGCTCCAACGACATCGAAAGGTGAACTTATTTCAGGTATGGGAAAGTTTGGAGAGAATGTTGCTCAAGTAGGTGACCCAAATACTATAAATCTTGCCAATGTTGATCAAAACATTGCAGGAATTGGAACTGATTTTTCGTATGATATAACTGGTGATGGAATAACTGGAACTTCTCCTACTGATTTTACTTCTGGATCTAAACAGTTGTCACTTGCACGGCCAAATCTTGCAGACAAATATCCAAGTTTTGCAGAAAAAGCGATGCCTGGTTCACAACCTAGCACTAGTTTTGGTGATTATTTAAGAGAAATTGGTAGCGGTATTAGAAAATTAGGACCAGGAGGTAAAGATTTTGGAGAAGGTCTTAGTCAAATAGGTGGAGCGATTGCAAAATCACCTGGTAAATCTGCTTTATTAGGTTTAGGTGCTCTTGGAGCTAGTGGATACTTTACTCCTGCTGCACCATCACCATATGATTTATATGGCATAGATATGAGAAGAGGTTATGACTTATTTCGTCAAGATCCATCTAAATACATGATTCCAATGCCAAGACCTGCGATACAATATGCAGATGGTGGTATAGCTCAAAACTTTCCTAGAAAAAGCGGAGCTATAAACGGACCAGGAACTGGAACATCCGATGATATTCCTGCAATGTTATCTGACGGAGAGTTTGTATTTACTGCTAAAGCAGTTAGAAATGCTGGAGGCGGTGATCGTAAAGAAGGTGCAAATAAAATGTATTCAATGATGAAATCTTTAGAGAGGATGGGCTAATGGCAGATATGATGTATGGAGGTCAAGCGACACAGCCTGATCCAGAATTACAAGCTAGGAATATTGGCCTATTAGAAAGTTTTATAGATCAATATTACGGAAGATTTAAAGATGTACCAGACGGAAAGGGAGGAACTACAAGAGAGTTTGTTCCGCCAACGGAGGGACTTGAAGCACTTCCTGCGATAAGAGCTGCTGAGGCAGATTATTTTGATAATGTAGCTAGATTGCAGTTAGGAGAAGAGTTTAGAAGAGGTAGAGGTATTGGTGGTTACAAAGAGTTCCTAGATATGGGAATTGATGATGTAGCACAAGCTCGACCTTTATTTAGAGAGGGTGCTCAAACTTTACGAAGAACTGGAGAGAGATATGATCCTGCTGATGTTCAAAGATACATGGATCCATATCAACAACAAGTGATCGATGCCACCATGAAAGAATTAAACAGACAAGGTGGCATAGCGAGAAACAGAGCCTCAGATCAAGCCATTGCGTCTGCAGCTTTTGGTGGCGGAAGAGAGGGAGTTCAACGCGCTGAGTTAGATAGAAATTTAGCAGACGTTCAATCACGAGCTCTAGCTGACTTATATTCTAAGGGGTATTCTCAAGCTTTAGATGCATCGAGATCTGATTTTGCAAATCAACAAGCAAGACAAGCAAACATTGCAAGTGGTCTTGGTCAGTTTGGTCAAGCCTTTCAAGGTCTTGGTCAGTCTTTACAAAATACTGCTCAAAATGTTCAAGGTCAGGGTCTTGCTGATTATCAAGCATTCTTTAGTGCAGGAGATCGTGCAAGAAATCAAAGACAATTAGAGCTTGAAGCTGATAGGCAAACCAAATTAAATCAAATGATGTATCCATATCAAAAATTTGGCTTTTTACAAGATGCGATTAACAAAGTTCCTACTGGAATGTCTACATTGACTTCTTCTACAACACCAGGAAGTAATCCTTTACTTCAGTTGTTAGGAACAGGGGCAAATATTGCATTTTCTGGTGCTGCTTTAAAGAGTGCATTTCCTAATATGACTTTTGGATTCTAGAATGGCTAAAAGAAATGTTTTAAACAGAAAAATGTTTGTGCAAAAATTTGGAAATGGCGGTTCTGCATTGCGACTTTACAGATCCGAAGATAATCCAGAAATATTATTCGATGCTAATAAAGATGCTGTAGGAATAACTAAAGAAGGTGGGGTTCTACTTCCTGAAATCATTATAACAGATCCTATAAAAGATAAAGGGGCTTTAGAGACTTCTGACTATCAAAATTATTATGGTATACCAAGGATTATAGATAGAAGTAAATCTCAAAAAGGAGACTATGGAACATTTAAAGGTTTAAGTCCTACTTTTACAAGAGAAAGTTCGGATTATACTCAAGGTGATGATAGACAAGTTGATGATCCGGAAATCATAAGAAGAAATATTGAAAAAACTATGATTCCTCAAGGCGGTGATGTAACACCACAAGGAGGTTTCCCTAACATGGGAGCAGGGAGAGTTCAACCAAATATTTCTCAGGGTGGTGATGTAACACCACAGGGTGGTTTTCCTGACATGAGTGCAGGTAGAGTTCTACCAAACATTCCTCAAGGCGGTGACGTAACACCACAAGGGGGCTTCCCTGACATGAGTGCAGGTAGGGTTCCAACCACTCAAGGTGGCATAGCAAATATCCCTTTTGGACAAGGTAGAGTTCCTACTCCAGCAGTTCCTGTTGTTATTTCAGGTCAGAGTATTACGTCTCAACCTATATCAGGAGTGGGTGCTATAAGTGGTTCAGGAGATGGAATAGCAAGTGGTACAGGTAATGGTATGTTAGGTGGTACGTCAGGTGGCACTACTTTAGAAGAAATAGTAGTAGATGGAGGATCTCCACCTCCGCGTCAGTCTGGACCTTCCTTCATTGGACAAATTGCTCCAGCCGCAGCACTTACAGCACTTGGTGCTAGTTTCGCAAAGAATGTTGGAGGATCCGATGAAGATCCTGTTAAAGAACTAAGGGAGATAGCTGAGTCACTACGAGGCTCAACAATGCCTTTGAATATGCCTGTATTTAGAAGTGAGGGTTCACCTCCTTTTGGAGAAGGTTTTATACCTGGTTACTATCCTGGTTTAAATGCTCTTAGAAATATGTTCAAGGACAAAGGACCTTTTGATAGAGAACCATCTGCTTATGAAAAACCATCTAGTCTAGTTCCTGAAATGACTAGAAGAGAGTTTATAGATACTATCCCAGATATGGATACTAGAGGATCTCTTCCTCCATATACAGGCAGTCAAGGTTTTGTGCCAACTGCTGGAAGGCAGGGACCGATTAACCTTGCTCAAAAGTCTTCAGGTTTAAAAACTGACGTTGGTGATATTTTAGATGATTCTCAAAAATCTGATAAAGAACCTGATCCAGAATCTGATCCAGAATCTAATCAAAAACAAGATGGTAAAAAAGACCTTTTAGCTTTGTTGCAAGGAGATACAATTAAAAAAACACCAAAAGATTTTAAGGCTCGAGTAAAAGAAAGAACTACTCTTTACAAAGATATTCTAGGTATGGATGATAACGAAAGAAAAATGAATGCTTACCTAGTCTTGGCTCAGGCCGCTGCGAATGTTGCAAAGTCGGCAGGAAAGAATCGTAAAGTTCTTGATGTATTGTCAGAAGGATTGCAGACTCTACCTCTTGGTTTAGCGAAAGCACGAGCCGCAGAAAGAAAAGAAGATTTAGCTATCGGAACTGCTGCAATAAGTGCAGAAGAAGCAATTGATTCTGCTAGTGCAAAAGCACAAGCTGATTTTGCTAAACTCATAAGAGGTGAATTTGTTAAGTCTCAATTTAAAACACCTTCAGACAAAGCAAAAGCTGGTGCTCTTGTTGCTAAGGCAGAAAACGATCCGAAAACTTTAACTATAGAAGATTTATCAAATCTTCAAGCGTATGGGGTGCTTGATACTTACCCTAAAACTGGTGAGCTTTTGTTACCTGTATCAAAACGATTTGTAAAAATGAGTTCTCAGGCGCAACCAACTAAAGAATTTTTAAAAACTATTCCTGATTTTAATTCACCTGTGTATGACGCAAATGGAACTGCGGCTTTTGTTCCTGGTGGACAACCTGTATTAGGTGAAGATACTAGAGATGATCTTTTAGCTTCTTTAACAGAAGAAAAACGTATACTAGATAAATTAAATCAAGTTGTTGATGGTGGTTTAAGCGATGCATTCGGACCAGGATCAGCTTTTTCAAGAATGTCTTCTACCTTACTTGTTCCTTTCCTTGGAAATGTGGATATTCCGGGTGTAAGAGCCGAAAGATTACTTGATACTGCGGATGTTCAGGAAGTAAAAAATTTAATAAAACAAAGTAAATATGCAGAGCGTCCTGGTGGAAGGTTGTTAAGAGCAGAATATGAAGATATAGAAAAAGAGTTGAGTAATTTTAATCCAGGAATATTAACAGATGCTAGTGTTATGTTAAATAATTTAAATCAGTTTAGAAGAAAACTGGTTAATAATATTTTAATAAATCACAGTAAACTTACAGGAGTAACTCTTCCATTACTAAAACAAATTCCTAAAGGAACAGAAAGTGATCCTCTAAGTCTGAGCGATGCAGTTAATAATAATTTTGTTAGAGATGTTTTACAAAACGCTCCAAGTAAAGTTTTTGTACAATATCAAGATGCTAATGGTAAATTACAAGTAGAATCTATGAGTTCTTCTCAATTACTACAATTAATCGGAAAGTAAATGCCAGTTATAACTCTTCCTAGTGGTGTTCAAGTAGACACAGAAACTAATACACAAATAGGTGTTGCGGATCCAATACAAGTAAATCCAAGTGATGCTCCAAAAAGAGCAGAACCTGTAGATGCTATGGGAATAGTTAATCAACTATCTTGGGCTTTTAATACAGGTTTGTTTGAATTAACAGATCCTATCGTAGAGGGTATTGGAAACATTCTTGGTATCGAGGATCCTGTGAAAATAGGTCAACTTGTAGAAATTTTTAATAAAGGAGAAACAGCTCCTAAAAATATGCCTGAGAGATACGCAAGAAAGATAGGTGAGTTTGGAGGAGTTACTTTACCAATCACAGGTCTTCTAAATTTTTTTGCTAAAAGCGGAGCCTTAGGAAAATTAGAAAAAGTACAGAATTACTATACCGGAAACATAACAAAAGATACTTTAAAAGGTGCTGCGAAAGACACCTTAGATTACATTAGAAAAAATCCTAGAGAAGCTTTATTTATAGATTTAGCTTTTACAGGTGCATTGGCCGGAGTTGATCAATCTATAGAAGAGTTTATGGAAGAGGGTCAAGCAAAACAAGTTGCAAAAGCTACTGCTCCTTTTATATTCTTTCCCGCAGCCATAGGCACATTGGCTTTGGGAGAAGCTCTAATTAAACTTTCTCCTACTAGAGCAGCAGGAAAACTTTTTTCGGGAGCAAAAGATACAGAGGGCAGTGCTACAAAAAGCACTTCAAATATTTTAAAAGAAGATCCAAGACTCGCAGAATTGGTGGGTCAAAATGTAATAAATATACCTTTAGCAAAACAAATTGTTGATATGGCGAATAATAGGTCATTAGGAACTGCTGCTAAAGAGCTAGATAATATTTTTAAAATATTGAAAGATGATACGTTTGATGAAGGTAAAGCTTTTCAATTTGCAAAGCAATTAGAACAATTTGAAAAAGATAATCCAGAGTTATTTGAAGGATTAAATTTTAAATTAGATATTGCTCAATTAGCAGATAGTCCTATGTTAAACAAAATGATTAATGAATATAGGTCAAAGGCTCCACCAGAAGTCACTAAATCTGCAATACAAAGGCAGAATAAATTAATAGACAACTTTGCAACTATATTTACCAGAGCAACTCCTCAGGAAAAGAAAGAAGCTGTGGGGTTTTTGAGAGCAGTTCATTTAATGAATGAAAAAAATGTCAGGGAGTTAAACGAAAGAGCTGGGAATATAGGTAAAGCTGAAAAAGATAAATTAGAAAATAAATATCGTTTCATAGCTTTAGATGATATTGGTTCTTTTTTTGAACGCTCTATTATTCAAAAACTAGATCAAGTAGACAAAAACTTTCAGATAAGAGCAGAACAAGGACAATTTACAAGAACAAGAGATGGTATAGATGCACCTACTAGAGATCCTTCTAAGTTTTCAGAAGAAGAGTTAAGAGGAGAAATATTACCTGGTATTCCTTCAATAGATTTCACGAAGTTTTTATTAAAGTTTAAAGACCAATTTAAACCAACTCAAAAAGATGAAAGAGATTTTCAAGATGTGCCTCTTACAAGAATATATAACTTAGTGGATAACTTTTTTGAGTCAAGACAAAAAGAATTTGTTCGTAGAATGGAAGAAGGTTTTAAAACTAATACAAATAAAGATGGTGATTCTTTAGGCGTTCCTGGTTTTAGGGAATTTGCATTATCTAAAAAAACTTATGGTACAAAAGATGGTTTTCCTCAAGATGTAGAAATACCTATCTTTACTGCTATATCTAGAAGAGCAAAAAATAAAAAAGGTAAGGTAGTTCTTTTACCTGGAGAAAGTATAGCACCGGAGTTACAAACTCAAATAAAAGGTATAGATACTTTAGAGCAAAATTTAAACTCTGTTTTTAATTATGCTTTCAATAATTTTTATAGAAAACAAAATTTTAAGGCAATAAACAACCCAAGAGATATAACAACTGGGAAAAGAGTTCAAGAAAAAGATAGGAACATACTTTACTATCCAACTCAAGATCAGATAGATGGGTTGGTAAAAAACTTTCTTAAAAAGAATCAATACTCAGAAAAAGATTTATCTCCGACTATAAAATTATCTTTACCAGATGCATTTACTTTGTTAGGCAAGATACGAAACAGTCTTGCAAACACACAAGCTGATGTAAATAAAGAGTTTAAAGATTTCAATACTGGTAGAAGATTCTTGCTTTCTCAACAAAAAATGTTTGATTCGGTAAATAAGGAAATATTGAGGGGCTTTAATAAGGAAGGAAAAGATGTTGGTCAGTTTGTAAAAGAATATCAAGATACGTTTTCTTTCTTTAAAAATGTTTTAGCTAAAAAAGCTTTAGATCCTTCTACATCAGAAGAAAGTTTAGCTAAATTTTTATTAAACGATTCTGCAAACTTAAAAGCTTTGAATAGTTTGTTTTTAAAAGATAATGGTAAACACGTTTCCAGTTACATAACTAATTTAGAAAAAGCTGTTATAAGTAAGATAACAAATAACAACCCTGAAAAAACTTTTATGAAAGATGGGGAGTTTGATCTACAATCTTTTAGCAATGCTTTAAAAAATATATCTCCTACTATCCGTAAAAATCTTCCTGAAGAACTTAAAGCTAGGTTAGATAATGCAGATGGAATGGCAACTAAAATAATAGCTAGAAAGAAAGAGCTAGAGGATAAAGCAAATGCCATAAAGCAGGGCGAGTTTGAGTTGGCTATAGCTCCCTATGTTAACGAAAAACAAAACTATAGTGACGTTATTTTAAAAGCTTTAAAAGAACCTCAGTTTATGAACATCTTGAAAAAGGAATCAGATAGATTACTTGCTAAAAAAGAAAAAGGTGTTACAAAAGACACGTTGATAAATCCTTTAAGGGCTTTAGTTTGGAAGTTTTATAAAGAACGATTTGGATATGGAAAAACTGGTTTTGATGCTCCATCAAAAATGTTAGCGTTTGTTACAAACCCACAAATACGGTCTTCCTTAGATCAAATTTATTCTAAGAAAGAATTAGAAAACATAGAAAAATTAGCGGAGTTAGAACGTAGAATTTTATCTACTGGAAGAATTCAAGCTGATTTAGAGTCAGGCTTACGATCCTTAGATGATACTTTCAGGAATTTGTTTGGTTTTGGTTTACAAACATTAGAATCTTCTACAAGGGCAGCTTTTGTTACAAACAAAATGTCTCCTATTAATATGTTTGTAGGATTAGGTGCTAGGTTATTGGGAAGACAACAAATGAATGTGTATGATGCCGCGATGTATACTGCAGCCACTAACCCGAAACTAGCAGAAAAAATAATTAACTCATTAGATGATATTAAGACACCTAGTGGCATGAACCAGGCAAAAGAAGTTTTAAAAGATGTAGGAGTATATTATAAAAATGTGTTCGATGACATGACAGGTTTCGCACCCAGAGCAATTATGGCTACAAAAGTTGCAGCACCAATACAAGCTACTGAGTTTGCTGAAGCATTGGTGGGTGAGGAGGAAAGAGAAGTTCCACTTAGTCAAAAACTTCCTCCGATTAGTCAATCGTTACCTTCTATGAGTGCAGTAACAAAGCCTTCACCACAACAAACGTCTCCAGACTTCGCAGCAAGATATGAAGCTTTGTTCCCTGATGATTACATCACGACTCTTTTGAAGCAGCGTCAGCGATAAATATCTTGAGTTTCTGTCTCCATTGATCGAGATAGGAATCAAACTCTCTACCACATATCACAAAATCTTTGAAATAACCGTCCTGAGAGGCCATTAGTACAACTCCCTGACGTATATTCGTGTTAAATTGATCGTTGTGGGCATCCGCATACGCGGCTAATTGTATGAAATAATCGTCAATCCACTCTCTTTTCTTCATTTTATTAGACTGTTTAAAGTCAATTATAGAGGATTCTCCCCTAAATACCCCTGAGAGGTCTATAGTCCCTGCGTAAGAGCCGTGTTTATAAACCATGACCTCACTACCCCAGACTTCATCCAAGTCCTCAAAGAACGTCTCAATGAGTCCTGCACCCATCCTATATCCTTTTATCTGGTAAAATTTCTTAGCATATGGCACAGGTCTTAATTTCACATGGGATTCAATAAACGAATGCATAGCGGTTCCAACCTTGGCGGCATTGTCTCTAATGCGTTCTGCCTCTTCCTTCCCTACACGATTGGTCCACTCAATCAGGCCAGACTTATCTTTGCTATGACTAAGTATGGTTGTCACGCTTGGCAACTTGTCCCCTACTTCGTTTACATATCTCCGACCCTCAGGAAGATCTTGCCGTTTTAACGTGGTGTAGTTATATCTATATCTAGGCTTGATAATCATATCAACCATTTTCTTAATTCCTCTCCTAATACTTTACTAGCTACGTCTATTTTATCTTTTAAAGCTTCAACTATCTTTTGATCAATCGTATCGATTACCCTCTCTCCGGATATATAAGGAAACTGCGAAATTAAATCTATATAATTTACACTCTTTGTTTGTCCAATTCTATGTGCTCGATCCTCTGACTGTAGCCTTACTTCTAAGTCATAGTTGTTTGAATAATAAATAACATTAGAAGCCTGAGTTAATGTTAAACCATATCCACCTGTTCTGGGTTGCCCAACAAAAAACAAAAGATCAGATTTAGGATCTTGAAAGTCTTCTACAATCTTTACCCGATCTTCATTAGAAGTTGCTCCATAAAAACCTGCCGCACATCCGCCACCAAATTTTTCAGAAAGTTTTTTTACAATAGATTCTATGTCGTATGTGTAATTAGCCCATATAATAATTTTGCCGGAACATTCTTCTATACAGTCTAATAAAACACTCATTCTGTTTGATTTTATTTCAACTAACTTTCCATCATCACTCTTTATATGTCCACAGCATATTTGATGTAATCGCAGTATCTGAGTCAAGGCACTTGCAGTTGTAGTGATTGAACCATCATCTAACATAGCAAGAGCCATTTTTTTCATAGATTTGTATGCTTCTTCTTGTTCATCAGTTAAATCTACATAGCGCAATGAATATATTTTTTCAGGTAAATCTAGACACTCTTCTTTTTTTATCCGAAAAGCAAAAGGTTTTAATTTTTCTGATAATTCATCCAATCTTCTATAACCAACTACCTGATTGAAAGACTTAGGTCCTACAGATTGTGGAGATAGAATTGCGTATCTAGCTTGGAAAGCATAATAACTAGAAAAACCAAGTAAGTCTGCATTTAAAAAAGCGCATTGTGTGTATAAATCTAAGGGACTTTTTGTCACAGGAGATCCTGTACAAATTCTTCTATACTTTGCAAACCTTCCTAACTTATAAACACTTTTTGTTCTTTTTGCTTTCGGTGATTTTATGGTTGTGCTTTCATCGATTACCATGAACGCGTCATGGCATAATAAAAACTTTTCTGCGAAGCTGACACCTTTTTGTGTACTGAAAGCTTCCACATTCATAATTAATATATGTAGTTTATCATCCAACTCAAACATACTTTCTAAATCTTGTTTTACTTTTTTCTTAGGACTTGGACTCCATAAAGCAGTTTTGTAGTCAACATGATCGGGCATATGTTTTGGTATCTCATTAGATACCCAGTTTTGGTATACTCCCTTTGGCGCAACAACCAAGGCTCCAGAAACATAGCCGTTATCATATAACATAGCTATGTTATTAATAATCATAAAGGTCTTACCAGTACCCATGTCGGCAAACACCGCTGCTACAGGGTCTTTCCAGAATCTAGTTAAATATGCCGCCTGATGCGCATATGGTTTATTTTTAAATTTGTACTTTATCACTTGTATCTCTTTCTAGAATAGATTACAGTATACACATAAAGTGATTAAGGAGAAAGATTTTGAGTGATATTTATGTGGTACAGGAAACTAGCGTCAATATTTTATCCGCTTCTAAATTTTTAGGAGAAGAAGGAGAATTTAAATTTTTATTGCCTCCTACAAACCAGATTATGTTTTCACCTGGCCCTTCTATTAAAAGGATAAAAAGAGGTTTGGAAAACTTCAGCAGTAAAGATTTTTTATTGTTGATAGGAGATCCTGCCGCAATGGCTATAACTGCGGCTTGTGCTTCAGAGAAAAACAATGGTAAATTTACATTGTTGAAGTGGGATAGACGAGAGTCAACATACTATCCTATTAAAGTTGATTTGAATCAGAAAGGAGAAAGTTATGAGTAAAAATCTTGCGGATTTTATTCAGGAAGAAACACAAGCATTGAATTTAGATGCAGGAAATTTAAAAGACATAAGTGAATTAGCAAAAGAGGTTTTGAAATCCGAAGAAGAGATTAATGCTCTTGAGTCAGTTTTGAATGATAAGAAAAAAGAACATAGAAATCTTGTCGAAAATAGAATACCTGCAGCGATGCAAGAAATAGGTATGTCTAACTTTACAATGGCTGATGGTTCAATGATTGAGGTAAAACCATTTTACTCAGCTTCAATTCCTAAGGATAGAAAAGGGGAAGCCTTTGAGTGGCTTCGCAAACATGGATACGATGACATCATTAAGAATCTAGTGAGCGTTCAGTTTGGTAGAGGAGAAGACGATGATGCATCAAAGTTGATTGGGATGATTCGTGAAAATGGAATGATTCCTAGTCAAACCGAAAAGATCGAATCTCAAACTCTTAGAGCGTGGGTTCGTGAAATGGTAGAACAAGGTGTAGTGTTTCCTACCGAACTTTTCGGTGCATTTTGTGGTACGAAAGCTAATATTAAATCAAGTAAAAAGTAAGGAGAAAATTATGAAGCTTCAAACACCAAAGAAAAACCAAAATGGTGCAATCGCAACTGTTGATGTTTCTTTATTTGAGCAGTCTGCGGGAGATGGTTTACAAAACATCGCTACTGAGGATACTGCATTACCTTTTTTGAAGTTGTTATCAAAAATGAGTCCTGAAGTAGATTCAGTAGAAGGTGCTCAACCTGGCATGATGTACAACTCTGTATCTGGTCAGTTGTATGAAGACAGTTTACACGTTGTGCCTTGTCATTATGAAAAGAAGTACATTGAGTGGGCTCCTCGTGGAACCGGAAATGGAAGTCCGGTAAACACTTATGGGGCATCTTCAAATATTCTTTCTAAAACTGTGAAAAAACCAGGAGATTGGAGAGACTATTTGGAGAACGGAAATTACATCGAAGCTTGTGCTCATCACTACGTTATGTTAGTAGGCGAGAGACAACCCGCTTTAATCGTAATGAAGTCAACTCAGTTGAAGAAAAGTAGAAAATGGAACTCTATGATTATGACTACGAGTATTCCAAATTCTAAGGGAGTAATGTTTCAACCCCCATCGTACTCTCACGTTTATTCTTTAGCGTCAGAAAAAGAATCAAATGATAAAGGTACATGGTTTGGTTGGGAAATCGGAAAGGTAGGTCTTATTGAGGATCAGTCTCTCTTTTTGATGTGTAAAGAGTTTGCTGACTCTATATCAAAGGGCGAAGTAGAAGTCAAGCATACAGAAGATAATCCTGTAAAAACTTCTGATATCCCATTTTAATAACCCAAAGTATCTGAATGTCTGATATCGTTAAATTTAAAACGATTTTTAATGGGTTAGAGTCAGCATATGGCACTTACACCATCGAGAGTGAACGAGAAGATACGAAACAAGTCGGTAAGGGCTTCGTAGTAAGAGAAGTCCCTACCGACATTATTTGGCAAAAGCACTTGGATGGTAAAGAGCCTAGTCTTGGCATAATACCGATCAGGAGCGACCAAACTTGTGTCTGGGGTGCTTTCGATATTGACGAGTACAATCTAGATCATAAAAATCTTGTAGGCAAAATTAAAAAAATGAATTTACCTTTGATCGTATTTCGATCAAAGTCAGGGGGTGCTCACGTTTATATGTTTGTGAAAGAACCCTTGTCGGCTGCAGATATGCAAAAACACATTAAATTGTTCGCGGCATATTTGGGCTTTGCGAATTGCGAAGTGTTTCCAAAACAAACAAAACTTTTAGTTGATAGAGGTGATGTTGGAAACTTTTTAAACCTACCGTATTTTGGTGGAGATAACTCAAACAGATATGCTTTTAAGGAGAATGGTGATGCTGCAACGCTTGAAGAATTTTTTAAACTCTATGAAGAAAAAGTTGTTAGAAACAATAAAGAAATTCCAAAACCGGAAGTAGAAAATGAGAACATTCCTGATGGTCCTCCTTGTTTACAGTATCTGTGTAATCAAGGGTTCCCAGAAGGCACTAGAAACAATGGCCTATTTAACATAGGTGTGTACTTAAAAAAATCACACCCAGACTCTTGGGAAGATAAAATGTTAGAGGCAAATCAAAAGTACATGAGTCCTTCTTTACCTTTAAATGAAATCAATACAGTTGTTAAACAATTAAATAAAAAAGATTACAACTATAAGTGTAAAGATTCTCCAATCAATGCTCATTGTTCACCATCTATATGTAAGATGCGTAAGTATGGTATTGGTGCTTCAGAGGCAGATATTGATGGACCAAGTATCACGGCTCTAGTGAAATACAATTCAGATCCGCCACTATGGTTTTTAGATGTTGAAGGTCATAGGATTGAATTAACTACTGAAGAGTTACAGCAACAACATAAGTTTCAAATTGTTTGTATGAACAAAATAAATGTTGCTCCTCCGACAAGAAAGAAAATGGAGTGGGAAGCATTATTGAATAAGTTGCTAAGACAAATGGTGGAAACTCAGGCCATACAAGAAGCACCGGAAGATACTTCACATGAAGGTAGGTTTGCTGATCTGTTAGAAGAGTTTTGTACGCACTTTCAAAGTGGTATAGATCGAGAAGAGATATTGATGGGTAGACCTTGGACTAATGAAGAAGACAACTATACTTATTTTAGAATGAAGGATCTAGAATCTTTTTTATCACGAAATAGATTTATGTCTTTAACAACTCCAAAGATTGCGCAAAGACTTCGTAGTATGAATGGAGAAGCAGTATCACAAAGTATAAAAAGTAGAACTGTGAGATTGTGGAAGATTCCTGCTTTCAAAAAACAAACAGAACCCTTTAAAGTTAGTTCATCCGTTAGTGATGACGATATACCGTTTTGAAAATTACAAAAGTATTCGGTCCTCCAGGTACAGGTAAAACAACCTTTTTATTAAATAAGGTGGAAGAGTTTTTACAAGAAGGTATACCGCCAGAAGAGATTGGATACTTTGCTTTTACAAGGAAAGCATCTACTGAAGCAAAAACCAGAGCAATTACTAGGTTTGATCACTTAAAAGAAAAACAATTTAGTAACTTTAGAACTCTTCATAGTCTTGCATATTCTAGATTAGGTCTATCGAACGGAAGAATGATTTCTTCTGCGCAGATGAAAGAGTTCGCTGACAAAGTTGGTATAGATAATGTAGGTGTCAATTCTGGCGATGAATCATGGGAGTTGAAAACAGACAATCCTGTGTTGAATGTAATTAACCTAGCAAGACTAAAGATGGTTGATTTAGAAAAAGAATACAATGCTTCATCGTTGAACATTGGTTGGCATTCTTTTTTACATATCTATAATTCTTATAGAAAGTTTTTAGAAAAACATACCTTACTAGACTTCACGGATTTGTTGGAACAGTTTTCTATATGTGACGATGATACCTATCCAAACTTTCAGGCAGTAATTATTGATGAAGCTCAAGACTTGTCTCCGCTGCAATGGAAAGTTGTTTCACGATTAGTAAAGAAAGCAAACAAAGTTTACATAGCCGGAGATGATGATCAAGCAATTTTTGGTTGGGCGGGCGCAGATGTAAAATCTCTTTTGACATATGAAGGTGAACATATAATTTTGAATCAATCACATCGTATACCAAAAACAATTTACGATTACGCAGATAAAATTGTAAACAGAATTAAGTATAGAGTTCCTAAAGAATGGAATCCAAGAGATGATGAAGGTAGTTTAGATATCATAGCGAACTTTAGAAGTTTAGATTTTAATGACAACTGGTTAGTGCTAGCACCCAGTAATTATGTTTTAAATGAGATACACGCATATTTAAAAAGTATGGGTATCTTGTTTGAAAGAAATCACATACGCTCTATTTCAGAAAAAGTAGTTGATGCTGTAGATTCATGGGACAGACTTATGAACTACGAAAGTATAACCGCTAACAACGTAAAGAGTATATACTCTTATCTTAATAAAGATTTAATTAAGAAAGGCTATAAAAAATTTGAAGGGCAGTCCGATGTGCGTTATACGTTTGATGATTTAAAAAACAATCACGGCTTGCTTTCAGAAAGATGTTCTTGGATGAACGCATTGGATAAGATATCTGATGATCAATCTATCTATATACGTTCTGCCATAAGAAAAGGTCAATCGTTATTAGGTAAGCCTCAAGTAAAGTTGTCCACCATTCATGGTAGTAAAGGTGGTGAAGCTGATAATGTTCTTTTCTTTCCTGATCTTTCTGAGAAGTTTTGTTCTTTAGGTTTTAAAGACCCAGATGCTATGAACAGATTACATTATGTGGGAGTCACTCGAGCAAAGAAATCTTTAAATATTATGCAACCAGAAAGATATGATCGGAGTTTTTCTATATGAACCTTAGTTTAATAAAACCAAAAGGAACTGAGTGGATAGCTCCTAGTATGTTGCCCGATCTATCTGGTGCAGAAGAAATTGCAATTGACTTAGAGACTAGAGATCCAAACATCAAGAAACAAGGACCAGGTTGGCCTAGAAAAGATGGCAATATAGTTGGCTTTGCTTTAGCTGTGGAAGGTAAAAAATTATACTTACCTGTATCACACGAGGGTGGTGGAAACTTAGATAAGAAAAAAGTTTATAAATATGTTCAAGATGTTTTGAATTTACAATCAGACAAAATATTTTTTAACGCGGCATATGATGTTGGTTGGTTACAGGCAGAAGGTTTTAAGGTCAATGGAAAAATCATCGATGCTATGATCGCGGCGGCTTTGATAGATGAAAATAGATTTACATATAGTTTGAATGCTTTGGGTTTTGATTATTTAAAAGAAATAAAATCAGAAGCAGATTTAAAAGATGCGGCGGCTCAATTTGGAGTGGATCCGAAAGCAGAGTTGTATAGACTTCCGGCTATGTTTGTCGGAGAGTATGCAGAACAAGATGCAGCATTAACATTGAAGCTTTGGAATTATTTTAAAATTGAATTAGTAAAACAAGATTTAAATAATATTTTTGACCTTGAGTCTGAGTTGTGTCCAATCTTAATACAAATGACACAACGTGGTATTCGTTTTGATTCTGACAAAGCAGAACAAACTAAAAAAGAAATGCAGAGCCAGGAAAAAGAATATCTTAAAAAGATGAAAGATATTTGTGGTTTAAAAATTGATATTTGGGCGGCGGCATCCATTGCAAAAGCATTTGAAAAAATGAATTTAGAATATTCTAAAACTGCGAAAGGATCCCCAAGCTTTACAAAAAACTTTTTATCAAGTCATCCACACGAGTTACCTCAGTTGATAGTAAAAGCCAGAGAATTAAATAAAGCCACAGGAACATTTGTAACATCATTGATGGACTTTGCATCAAAAGATGGACGTATACATTCTCATATCAATCAGATTCGATCTGATGATGGTGGAACTGTAACAGGTAGGTTTAGTATGGTGAACCCAAACTTACAACAAATTCCGGCAAGGAATCAAAACATAGGTCCTAAAATTCGTGGATTGTTTTTACCTGAAGAAGGACAGAAGTGGGCTAGTTTAGATTTTTCGCAACAAGAACCAAGACTCGCTGTTCACTATGCTGTACGTTTAAAATTAAATGGCGCAGAAAAAGCCGCGGAAGAATATAGAACAAATTCTAAAACAGACTTTCACCAGACTGTAGCAGATATGGCAGACATTCCTAGAAAAGCCGCAAAGACAATTGGTTTAGGTTTGATGTACGGAATGGGTAAAAATAAAATGGCCGCAGAATTAGACTTGTCCCCAGAGGAAGCCTCTGAGTTGATCGGAACATTTCACAGAAGAGTTCCATTTTTAAAAGGACTAGTTCACGCAGTGCAAAATAGAATTGATAGCCCAGAGTCAAATGGTTCGATACGAACTCTGATGGGCAGACGTTGTAGGTTTCCACTTTGGGAACCCAGTACATTCGGATTACATAAGGCGTTACCTTTAGAAGAGGCTAAACGTGAGTACGTTGGTCACATTTTAAAACGTGCATATACTTATAAGGGTTTGAATAGATTGATTCAAGGATCTGCAGCAGACCAAACAAAAAAAGCAATTGTTGATTGTTATCGGTCAGGACACTTGCCTTTACTTCAAATTCATGATGAACTATGTTTTTCCATAGTAAATTCTGAAGAAGCGAAGACACTTGCAAATATTATGGTGAATGCCGTAAAATTGGAAGTGCCATCCCTAGTTGATCAGGACATGGGTCAATTCTGGGGTGATTCTTCAGACCGTTAGGAGTCCTTGCTGATTTCCTTTTTTCCTAGCTTGGACTCCGCTTTTTTTCTTTTCTTTCTTTTTTCTTTCTTTTTTGCCCTTCGGTTGTGATGGTGTTTCCTATGACAGTTTGCACATAATACCGCGCATTTTTTTATTTCTTCATATGCCTCTTTAAAATTATAATTAGATATTAATTTATTTACCGGACGATTGTCAGGATGCTTTTCTATGTGATGAAAGTCTAAAGTAGAAATGTGATTTTCTCCACACATTTCACAAGACAAAGAAGATTTAAATTCTAACCATAATTTTTTTAATTTTTTCTTTCTCTCTCGATTTCGTTTCAAATAACGATCTTTGTTACGGTAGTAGTGATCTCGTTGAGACTGTCTACGTTTTTCAGGATCTTTTATCACAGCTTCTTCGTCCAGTAGATTGAATTACTGTTTGCCCAAGGCTTTGTTGGGTAAATAATTTTGTAGCCACATTTTAACAAACTATTACTAGATGCCGGATTATCTGTAGAAGTATCAGTAATCATCCAAGTATAGCCCTGAGAACGCATATAACGCTCTCTAGAGCGTATTAAACGTCTTTGGATACCTTGACCCCTATGAGAAGGGTAAACGCAACATCGAGACAGGTATGCTGTATCAACCCATTGTCGTGAAGGAACCACTAAACCAAAAGCAATGAGTCTTTTGTCAAGGATCAAGAACCAAGTGCCATCAGGGTTTTGTCTAGCAGAAACTGGATCATCTTCCGGTAAGCAAAGCTTTTGAATTACACGCAAATCTCGTTTGTGCTTTTCTGTAAGCTCTTTGGTTGATCTTTTTATTGACTTCAAGTTACCTATCCTATAAGCTTTTTATATGGTTGATAAAACGAAATGGAAATCTGTAATTTGTAAGCCTGAGACTCAGGAGAAAGTGCAAGACTTGGCGAATCTCTACGAGATACCAATGAGTCATGTGTTACGCAATATTGTAGACCAAGTTTGGGCAAAAGAGTTTATGGCTGAAAAGAATCCTTTTGTTAATCAAACCAAGAAGTATAAGAATATCGTTTAGAAAGGAGAAAGAAGAATGCTAGAAGATAAACTAACGTATTTAGGTTTATGTGAAGGTATTTCTACAGCTACTGTGGCATGGAAAGATCTTATGAAACCTGTAGGGTTTGCAGAGATTGATGAATTCCCATCTGCTGTACTGAAGCATCATTATCCAGACGTACCAAATTTTGGTGACATAACTGAATATAAGGAGTGGAAACTTGAAACAAATCCAGATGTCATTATCGGAGGAACACCTTGCCAATCATTCTCAGTTGCCGGATTACGAGGAGGTTTGCAGGATTCTCGAGGGAACCTCACCCTCACGTTTGTTAACATTCTCAATCGTTTTAGGCCGAAGTGGTTTATTTGGGAAAACGTGCCAGGAGTATTTTCCTCTAATAAAGGAAGAGACTTTCACTCGTTCACAGAAGGTCTTCAAGCAATCGGGTATAGCATCGGGTGGAGAGTACTTGATGCTCAATACTTCGGACTCGCCCAAAGACGTAAAAGAGTCTTTGTTGTTGGAAATAATACAGGGGACATCAGAGGTATCACAGAGGTATTATTTGAGCGAGAGGGCTTGCTTAGGGATCTTGCGCAGAGCAGACAAGCGAGGAAAAAAACTACCAGAAAAACTGGAGAAAGCATTGCTGAAGACAACAGGTGGCCAGCGAAAGTAAGTAATACTTTAGAGGCTCGTTATTTCAAAGATGGTGGTATTGATAACCAACACGTTAACGCTAATTGTCCTAAGTTTGTTCCCATAGATACAGTTTCAGCATTTGCAGTAAGAACTGCAAACACAAACGCCAATGGTCATGGTATTTCTGAAAACAAAACGCATACATTAGATGGTGCGAATGGTCAGGCCATTTCTTTTTCAGCGCATATGTCAGAACCGATGGTTCATAAAGATAAGTCGGGAACGCTACAGGCTAAAAATCCTACTGCGTTTGTGTATGAAAACCATGCCCAAGATGCAAGGGTCAAGGACATGGGAGATACTTGTCAGACTGTGACCGCTACTTGGGGTGCTGGTGGTAACAATCAACCTCTGGTGCAGCAATCTGTTATCAGGCGGTTGACTCCGGTAGAGTGTGAGAGACTACAAGGGTTTCCTGATAATTACACACAAATCCCTTGGAAGGGCAAAGCTAAAGAAGATTGCCCAGATAGCCATAGATATAAAGCTCTAGGAAATGCAATGGCTGTACCTGTAATACAATTTTTAGGTAAAAACATAGTTGACTATGAAAGGAAAAGAAATGAAGAAAGATAAGAAAGAGGATTTACAAGAGTTTGTTACCTGGGAAGACTTCTTAGCCCTAGCCTCAAAGGTCAGGCAACAAGAAGAACTAATTAAAATTTGTTTTAACAATGGTGAAATTTTGAAAAACAAGTTAAAAGAAAAAGAGTTTCAGATAAAGTATCTTTATGGAAGGAAGTGATATGAAAAAAGACAAAAAGAAAAAACCTTTCGTAGATGAAAAAGCCTTGGCATATCAAAGAAGGTATGCAGAAGAAGTTTTAAGATCTTTTGAGAGAATGGGCTTTCAACAACCAAGGTCAAGAGGTAGATGATAGTTGTTCCACTTTCTTTAAAGGATGCGAATGATTTTGTGGAAAAGCATCATCGTCATCATAAGCCTGTTTTGCGTTGTAAATGGCAAATCGGTGCAATGAAAGATGATAATCTAGTTGGAGTCTGTATGGCCGGAAGACCTGTCGCAAGAGCGTTTGACCATATGAAAGTAATTGAAGTAACAAGACTCTGTACTGACGGAACTAAAAATGCTTGTTCCTTTTTATATAGTGCGGCAGCTAGAATTGCTAGAGAAATGGGTTATAAACAAATTCAAACGTACATTTTAAAAAGTGAATTTGGTTCTAGTTTAAAAGCTTCTAATTGGAAATTCAGGCACGATGTCTTGGGTAGACAATGGAAGTATTATAAAAAAGTTAGAACGGATGATTTATTTGGCGAAAATGTTATTGAATTAAATCCGAAAAGAAGAACAGATCAACCTAACTGTGATAAAAGACTTTACATAAAAGAGCTATGAACGATCTAGAAAAGTTAATTAGTGAGACTCACAAGGAAATAATGAAAACTCCGTTGGGTGAGTTTTTAAAAGAAGCTGATGAAATTGGATACAGCTTCTTTTGTAAAGATATTGTTAAAAAGGTAATCATTGCACGTTTACAGAAACAAGGAAAATTAGGAGATAACAATGGATAGAATTTTTCACGAGAGTTTAATTTCTGATTCTAATTTAGCAGAAAGAAGAAAGCGAGACAGAGAAGCCAATAAAGAACGATTAGTCTGGTTGGTAAAAAAAGCAAAAATGGATGGTATGACCGCAGAGCAGCTATCGAAACTTGATGGCATTGATTTGAAAACCGCAGATCAATACTTAAGAGATATTCATCGAGATGGTGACTGGGGTGTTCATCGAAGAAAACGATTCGTTGGAAAAGATGGAAGAAACCATATTTTTGTTTACTACATACCGCCATCCCTTCCAACCTCTTTTTTAACTAAAAAAGAGAAACAAGAAATAAGGAAACAAAATGAAATTAGAAGAGCCAGAAGTGTCAAAGTCTACGAAGAACTCGCCGCCAGATACAGAGAACGATATGGTGAATCACCCTGAGCATTACATGGAAGGTGGTATTGAGACTTTAGATTACCTTAAAGCCAAGTCGAACCCTGTAGAATTTATGGGGTATCTCCGATTGAATTGCTTGAAGTACTTATCAAGAGCACCTTACAAAGGATCAGGAGTCATGGATCTTAAAAAATGCTTTTTCTACCTTAACGCGTTGATTAATGAATTAGAAAATCATCCATCAATATGCGAGATGTTAAATCCAGGTGGAGATACAAAAGAATATCTGGAAAAGCTTGCTGATAATAAACAAAAAACCTTAACGCCAAATAACTTTATACAACGTCAGTTAGAAATATCTGAAGAACTGTTTAAAGTTATGAAACAAGACTTCAACGAGCGGTCTAAAGATCTTGGGTATTTAGAAAAGACTTGCACCAGTTTATTGAGTAAACTGGATAAAGCAAATCAAGAGATCAAGGAACTGCGAAATGGCAATCAAAAAGGCGAATATTACGGAGCATAATGAAGAAGATGAATTTCAATCAATTTATCTACTTTTGAAGACTGGAGAAGTGTTAGTGTACTTTGGTCCTTCGCTCACGGATCAAGAAGCAAGGAACGTCAAAGGAGTTGTCTTTGGTCCTACTGTTAAGGGTAAATTAGCCAATGAGCTAGAGGAATTGGAAGATTTACCCTTTTTATACGATGAGGAAGGAACATTACATTAAATTTTGAACGAGTATATGTATGAGAATTCATATTTTAAAAAATATTTTTTTTATTTCTTCAAAATAAAGTAATTTAGTGTAATAGTGTAATAATGTAATAGAAACAATAGGTTATACCATTACACTAAGTATTACAGTAATACTATAGTATATGTAATGATAAAATTGTGTCAGGCGAAATTCATTTTTTAAAAAATATTTTTTTTTTTTTTTGAATTTAACTATATAAGGATTTGAAAATGCCTAAGATTCCAGGAAGAAGTCTCCCTCGAGCAACCCATAAAGCTATGGTTAGGATTCAAACTGTCCCTCTGGCTAAGAAAAAACCTAGAGCTTTGAGTGATAGAGAACAAAAGTTTGTTGAAATATGGCTAACTGGAGCCGGAGAGATAACTATGAGGGATGCCGCGATTGAAGCCGGATATCCTCCAAAATCTGCTCAAATAAAAGCTTCTCAACTTACTGATCCAAGACAATACCCTCATGTTGTTGAGTATATTAAGAGAAGACAGGTAGAACTGGCAGAAAGATATGGAACTACTTTTGAACGTCACATGAAAGATCTTAAAATGATAAGAGATAAGGCTTTGGAAAGTGGTGCGTATTCTGCTGCAGTTATGGCTGAATATAGAAGAGGTCAGGCCTTGGGTAATATTTATATCGATAGGAAAGAGATCCGCACCGGGACGATTGATTCGATGAGTAAAGAAGAAGTTGAGCAGAAGCTGAGAGAGTTGAAAAAGTCTTTTTTGGATATATCGGATGCTCAAGTAGTTGAATCAATTGAGAAAGAAAAACTTGTAGATAAAGAACTAAAATATGAGGATTTAAATGGCAAAGGAAAAAAGTCTGTACAAAAAACTAAAAAATCAAATGAAACAGTCGAAGATAGTGAGGGTGGAGACTTGGATAAATAAGGGGGTTCCAGATTGCTTGATCGGTTTGAAGAGAGGATGGTTTTTAGTCGAATTAAAAGTTGCTACTAAAACAGGTAAGTTAAGGTTCAGCCCTCATCAAGTTTCTTTTCATAAAAAGCATGAAGATTTATTGTGTTTTATAGTTGCAGCGAGCGATGATTTAAAGAATATGAATGTGTATCACTCTAAAAGAATTCTGGAATTGAATGAACATGGGTTGCACTCAATTCCAGATTTAAAAGGTCCTCTAAATGGCACTAATCTCGAGAACTGGTTAGTTTCTTATTCAAAGCATTTCATCCAATATGATAAAGATGATATAGGCAATGGCTAATCCAATGGCAAACATAATCATGTTGTTTCCTTCCATTCTTCATCCATCTCTTTTTGGTAAGCTTTTTCAGCTTCTACTTCCTCCTCTAACCAGATATAGTCAAGTTTACTATTAGGAAAATCATCTTTCGTAAAGTCTATTTCAAAGCTTTCTGATTTATTTAAAAAGTCGTAAATTCCACAGAACTGCTCACCAGGTTCGATGTATTGCAGCGTGACTGATGATAAGACTTCATCCTCAGACATAGAGTCAATAGTTTCTCTGGCGTGTTTTACGAAAAACTCAATTGCTTCAATTGGTGGATTCCATGCAGTTTCAAATTCAATATCCAACATCCAAACACCATTATCTAAACTAATGAGACTGCAATCTCTATATTCTTCAACATCCCACTTTGTACCCCAGTATTTGTTTGACCAAGCATACCAATTATCAGCACCATATTTTTGTGTAAATTCTTGCTTGTTTGGTCTAGTCGGATCTCCCGGATTACGAGATTTTATTTCTTCTGGCATTGGTCTAAAAAACCCTAGTAAACCTTCGTCTCCACCTGTATGTGGAATATCCTTAATTTTCTCTAAGAGACTTTTGTTTTGTGACTTTATAGTCAATAAATTACCACAAAAGTTTGGCATATTAATTCCTTTCTAATTTCTGATTTACAATTTTTCCATCTACTTCTACTACACCTGTTGTCTCGATCCAGACATGAGCACCACAACTAAGTGGTTTATCTGGACGATACACAACCTCGCAATGACCATCAATTTTTACTGAATGACCATAAGTATTACTTCGACTATTTTTCACTGTAATGACCGGATTAGTTTCTCCGGTCTTACGATTTGCCTTTATAACGTGTTGGTTAATGTGAATTCTAGTTTTAAGCATCTCTACTCCTTAAAAGGATGCATCCCCTGATGCACATGTTATTAATAAAAACCCTTCACCATTTCCTTCAGGATCTTTAGAAACTGCTACAGAAATAGTTTTGGGATTATTATTTTTACGCATATTTTCCATTACAAGAGTTGGAAACCCATCTTTGTGTTTATAGCCAACTACTTGATAACCTATTAATCCTTTATAATACTCTGTTAGGTAATTTACCATGTTTCTTGCTCCAAATAAGGTAGCACATAACTATCAAATAGATCCTCCGCTTTATCATACAAAACTTCTGGATCTTCCCAATTAGAGTGAAAACAAAACATATCAATGACCTCAGCTTCAATCCCTTCCATATGATAGATATCCACATCAACAAATCCATCATTTAATCTTTCTTCTAAGTTCTCAATGAATAACCATCTTCCAATTGTCGGACATTCAATTACAACACACTTGATTTTTATTGATTGTTGGCAACATGAGCAAGTGGTATCAACTTCTATTCCTCGATCTCCTAACCAATTTAAAACTTCCTTAGGTGCATTAGGATAAAATTTAAATTTGTATTTTTTGCGTTTCATACTTTCTCCTTTCCATATTTCTCCAAAAGCTTATACCATTCCTTAATAGCTTCATTCAAGCTTGGCATAGTAAATGGTTTTTCAATCTCCCAATCGTCACTACGAAACGTACAGATCACTTCCTGATTATCTGCATCCGTCAATCCCTTGATGTCATCTACTTCCTCATCACTAGGGTTGATCAACATATACCAACCCTGAACGGCTAAACAATAGTGAAAATAAAATCCGCCTGAGTGTTCGATGTGTAGGTAATGTTCCCTAGCTAAATCAGGGAATGTCTTTTGTAAATATTCATCCAACTCATCGCAACAATTCCAATATGTTGTAGTTGTTTTATCTGTCATTAGTCATACTCCCTATCGTTGTTTTCTATAATTAATTTCTTAGCAGTTTCAATAGCAGTTTCTCTATCAGCAAAAACGTAACTTGTATGTAAATCAAGAAATTCAGAAGACCTTACATCAATATATTCCTCTGCATAACCGTCCCAAATTTTAAAATAGAAACCACTTTGAGATTCATTTTCAAATAATTCAACTTCATAGCCTTCTATAAAAACTTGATCATTGAATAGTTTATTAATCTGAACTTCGTTTTTATCTCCACTTCGCCATGCTTCCCATTTCCATTCATCAGGCAATGCACCCTGTAGGAATTCATTATCTAAAAATTGCAATAATTTTACAGGGCAATCAAAAGGCAGTTTTCCACCTTTTGGGTTAATTAACAATACAGTTTTATTCATTTCTATTCCTCTCTATTTCCAGTTCCAAAAACCTTGACCTTCATGGTCTTCAGGTGCTTTGTTTTTCCAAGGGGTTTCAGGATTGGTTACTAAGTTGGGACTTAAATAAGGTTTGTTTGAATGTACAAGCTTTATACCTAGACTTCTTGCTGAGTTTTCATTTGACTCAATGCCATTCATTTCTGCAACTACTACAAAAAAGTCTTTACCTCCAAAGACTCCATAGCCTTCGTAATTGTCTTCTTTATACTTGTTGCCTTTGTTATCGATTAAGTAAACTGTTTGTACCTTCCTGCCTTTTGCAAACCGATTCCAGATTACTTTGCGTGTGTCGTTTGTGTACCAACTAAAAAATCCCATAGTATTATCCCTTTCTCTGGTTCAAAAATTTGTCAATCATATTACGATGATCATTTAAAAATCTAATCATTTCATTAAACACATAAAATATATGATGGTGATCCCAATTTTCACTATTTTCTAACCACCCCCAATCGTAAGGAACTACTATAAATCGGGGTGGGACATTCCAGTACGGATTATGAAACTGTAAAGAATCCTCTTCAATATCTTCTTTTCCTCTTAGGAAATCGTGGTCAGGGTCATACCCATATCTTTTTTTAGGGTCGGGATGATCTATAAAAACTTGCCAATAATTTTTGACTAAAAAACTTGGGCATTCGTCATTGCGATAACTCACATAGTGATCCCAACTTTTAGGAATAGGGAGATCTTTCCAATAATGTTCCCTATCTATAAAACCTCTTTTAATGTTTTTGATGTATACCTCAATTGAATTGTTATTATTCATCGTTTATACCCTTTGGAAAAAAACTAAATTCGACAGGGTCGTTTGGATCGTCTCCCTGACCATCTAAATATAAACTGGCAAAACCTACCGAACCTCCAACCCAAACCATACAATGCGAATCGCCATCATATTTTTCTAATTCTTCAATTAAATGTTTAACTAAAACGCCTTTACTTTTCATTTGTTTAGCATCCATTCCAGAATAATTAAAATTAAATACGCAAAATAAATTCCAATAAATAATAAAATCATTTTCAATTCTCCTAATGCGCTAAATATACGATCTGATCGTATTTTTTAGACCAACATTTTTTGCAATCTCCGCATTTGTGCGAACCGTCAATAGTCGCATGGCATAAAACAGAATTATTCGTTTTGATCAAATTATAGTTTTCTACCTTTGAGATCACAGTAGAAATTTTATAATTTGCATTAGGTTTAAATTTGTTTTTGTCTACCATGTAATCAGAAATCCGAACTACAACATTTTCTGGAAAACTTCCGTATTGTTCTAAATACTCTTTAATAAGCGGATATTCTTTTGAAGGTATCCAATGCTTAACTTTTGGCGTTAGCTTTGCTACCTCTACAATCCTAATTAAAAATTCTATTCCGTTAGCCTTTGCGCTTTTGTTAAAATCGCCAGAATCTAACCACCGGAAAAACTTTTTTCCCGATCTATCTATTAGGAAAACCATACCATGAACCCACGTTTCCCGATCCTGAACTTCTAGGTTTTCTAGTCTTTTAGCATGGGATTTTTGAACACTAGGATAATTGTAATTGCCTTCATATGCGTAACAATTTTCACAAACTGAACCTTTGCATTTGTGAAGTTTTGAACCAACGCCACAATTTAAAACAGAGATGCCAAAGTTATTGACATCATTTCCCATCTTAGAAGAATGCCCCAAAGTTCCAATAATCTCTGTTGCTTTCTTTTTTGTGAATATAATTTTTTGTTCTATCATTTCTACCTTTCTATGCTTTCTAAACTACTTTTATTATTATCTCATATCCTTTATAGGATAGCAAAAAAACTTGCGCCCTCTTGTTTGTTCCTTGATCCTTGAAACGTGCGCCAAAAACCCACCCACCCAACCCCAAAACCATTGACAAATAAAAGGGAATCGGGCAACCCACCCACCCCACCCCAAACAATTTATAATCTTAGTTCCTTGATTCATTAGTTAATACCTATTAAACAAGGATAAAGGATAGATAAAAAATACTTGACTTGACAAAAATTTGGGTGAGCGATAACCCACCCACCCAACCCAGATTCATTTAAAACTGTAAGATAATTAGTCTATTGGAATCAGGAATTTCAAGAACTATCGTATAATCTTTTAGTTCAGAAATACTTTTTATATCCAAATTGCTATATTCCTCCTGTATTTCTTCAAAGCTTTCATATTCGTGATATCTGCAACGAATATCAACAGGATCAAATTCTGCATTTGGGCTAATTTCTTCTAAAAACTGAAATAGTACTTTTGAACCCTGAACAGTAAAATGATTATGCTTGATCATTTCATTAACAAATTGATACTCTGTAATAGTTTCTATCATTTCTTTAAGCCCTCCTTAATCATATTACCAAACATGGTCATCCCAATATTCGCCAAATTCAAGTATGTTGGATTTCTCTAAAACATATTCAATGCGATTATAAAGAGTTCTCCGTACTTCAGAATCCATCGCTTCTTGAAAGTTTTTGTTCTTACTAAGCTTATCTATTGCTTGCGATGCAAATGTAAAGTATGGCTTTGCAGAAGAACCTCTATCTTTTTTTAAAGACTGTTCAAAAACCTCTTGAACTCTTTTGTTCCCTGTTTCTGTAAACATTGCCCAGTTTTTAGAATCTGCCATTTTGTCATAGACCTCAAGGTTTAATCTGCTATTCATTTCTTCAAACCCTCCTTAATCATTAATATAAATAATTGTTTCCTGGAAATACTGCATCCTAGTTCTTTCTCAAACTTTCTGTGCAATCTGACCAAGAGTTTTAACTCTTGGTCAGTAAACTTAAATAAGATCTGGTTCATACTTTCTCCTTTCTTTTTCTTACTTCCCACTTCCATTCATTAAGAGAAAGACGATGAGTGATCAGAAATTCATGATCTAAAAACTTCATTAATTTTACAGGGCAATCAAAGGGCAGTTCTCCGCCCTTTGAATTGATCAACACTACCTCTTTCTTGCTTACCATATCGGTTCCTTTACTCATACTTTCTCCTTTCTTTTAATGGCTTCAAACATTGCCTCAAACCTTTTAGGAACTACAAAGAAATCATTACAGATATCACACGCGCGATCATCTGGCTTATTAGAAAGAGGCCAAGGATTATTACCTTCAACCCAATCTTTATTCTTTGCTACTTCATCACATGACACACCACATAAACAACACTTTGGAACTTTACTCATACTTTCTCCTTTCTTCATCTTCCTTTCTCCTTATGTAATGCATCTTGGATTGCTTCATATCCCAGACCTTCTATTTTTGCCCAATGGACTAGTAATGCTAGAACAGGTCTAGTTGAAGGATCTTTAGCAAGGATTCTCATGTTAGTTGAATCTCTGGTGCAGATATGCCAATGCACTTGCTCCAATGCCCGACTTGCTTTTTGTAGATTATCGGCAATCGTTTCAGAATTGGATTCACTAATCAACGCTTTTTTAAGTGTTCTTATTGTCATTCCTCTTAACATACTTCCTCCTTTCGGAGAGGGCTTACGCCCCCTCCTTTATTTTCTTTAGGTCTTGAACCATATCCTCATATACATGAAGGTTCTGGCATAGGTGTCGAATCATTTGCAATGCAAACGCGTGGTTGATTTGCAATAATGACTCTAAACCGCTTTGAGTGAATATTGCGCCCTCACCTTGCATCATCTTTGGATTGATTCTAGCAACGCACTCAGCTATTGCTTTTGCTGTGGCTTCGTCTAGCATACTTTCTCCTTTCTGTTAATTACAAATACAGTATATACCAGATATATACTCAGGTCTAATTGTTTTTTTCTATCGGAGTCCCTGGCTGTATAGGCAAAAAATATTTGACATGGATCCTGGCGCGTGACCCACCCACCCGCCCAGTTCTACTAACACACCTTTACACAAGATTTAGGCAAAGGAAGACGTATGGAAAACCTATGACCCCCCACCTTGTCTAAAAAGCCTTTTTGCTATAAAATTTTCACAAAATTCAAAACGTATCGAAATGTTGATAAAAGAAGACCCAGAAACAGAGATTGCTAGACTTGAGTACAGATTAGCAAGACTGACTGCCTTAGAAGATGCAAAGAAAAACTTTTTGTCTTTTGTGCGATTTATCTGGCCTCAGTTTATTTGTGGATACCATCACAAAGAGATGGCAAAACAATTTGAACGATTAGTAAATGATCAATGTAATCGCATCATAATTAACATACCACCTCGTCATGGTAAGTCTGAATTAACTTCTTATCTATATTTAGCTTGGCTCATGGGCAATCATCCTGAGTCCAAGATCATTCAGGCAACACACACAGCTGAGTTAGCCATGCGCTTTGGTCGTAAGGTCAGAAACCTTATGGATAGCGATGCGTACAGAGAGGTATTCCCCGATGTTCGATTGGCTGCAGATAGTAAAGCCGCGGGTCGATGGGAAACAAGTAAGGGAGGGGAATACTTTGCTTCTGGTGTTGGTGGTGCAATGACAGGTCGTGGTGCTGACTTTTTGGTTATTGACGATCCGCATTCGGAGCAAGACGCATTGTCTGAAACAGCTATGGAAAAGGCATACGAATGGTACACCTCTGGTCCTAGACAGCGTTTGCAACCAGGAGGCAAAATTCTTTTGGTTATGACTCGATGGTCTAAAGTTGACTTAACTGCTCAGGTATTAAACGATCAGGCAAAAGACAGCCGTGCAGATAAATGGGAAGTTATTGAGTTTCCAGCATTGTTGCCAAGCGGTAAACCTACATGGCCTGAGATGTGGAAAGAACAAGATCTTTTGGCGGTAAAGGCGGCTTTGCCAATATCTAAATGGAATGCTCAATGGCAACAAAACCCAACAGCAGAAGAAGGCGCAATCTTCAAAAGAGAGTGGTGGAATGTGTATGAGGGTCAAACCATACCTTCATTAGATTATGTGATACAGAGTTACGATACTGCGTATACTAAAAAAGAGACAGCAGACTTTTCTGCAATCACAACGTGGGGAGTTTTTCGCCCAGACGAAGAAACAGAAGCTTTAATTTTAATTGACTCAAAGAAAGGAAGATGGGATTTTCCTGAGCTAAAAAAGGTCGCATATGAATTATACAAATACTGGAGTCCAGATTGTGTTTTAATAGAGGCTAAGGCATCAGGTTTACCTTTGTCTCAAGAACTTCGCAGAACTGGTATTCCTGTAGTAAACTACTCACCAGGAGGAAGAAACTCTGGAACAGATAAGATTAGTAGAGCAAATGCGATTGCTCCCGTTTTTGAATCTGGAATGGTGTGGGCTCCTGATGAACCTTGGGCAGAGGAGGTTGTTGAAGAAATGGCAGAATTTCCGTATGGTGACCATGATGACTTGGTTGATAGTGCGGTTCAAGCAGTTATGCGGTTTCGACAGGGTAACTTCATCGATTTACCCTCTGATTATATTGAGGACGAAGTGGGTCCTCCACAATTTTCGTATTATTGATAAATGGAAAAACTAACTTCAGAACAGTTATTACAGATTAGAGATAATCCAAACGTACAAAAGTTTATGGATATTATCGGAACTTTAGAATCCGGTAATCGATACAACGTCATAACTGGCGGAGAAACTTTTGATGATGATTCTAAGCATCCTGATAAGTTTGGTGTTAGAACTGCCGATGGAGTAAGTGATGCGGCAGGAAGGTATCAATTTTTGAACACAACTTTTCAAGGTATAGTAGATCAAAACCCACAAGCTGAAATCACAGATTTCTCTCCTGAAGCACAAGATAAGGCTTTTATTTTGTTGTTAAAAGGAGAAGGAGTTTTAGATGATGTGATGCAAGGGGGTCAGGGACATACTAGAGCAATAGAAAATCTTGGCAGACAATTTACTTCTCTACCTTCTTCTACAAAGTTTTATAAGCAAGGCGGGGCAAAAACGTATGCCTATCTAAATGAAAAATTTGGTGTTCCCTTTCCTAGACCGCCAGCAACTCCTGGTGTGAGCAAACCTTCAAAAGAAGAAATCTTAAATACAGACATGACGATTGTGCAACAACCCTTCATGGATCCTGTTCAACAACCATCTAGTTATGACATAGCTGCTGCAATTACTTTTTTGTCGGAGAATCAAACAGAAGCAGAGAAAAATTTTTTATCTGATATGAGCCTTGGTGCAATGCCCAAGAAAGGTAAAATTGACCCTTTGACTAAGTTCCTTAAAGAGTCTGCTCAGGATGAGACTCCTTTAGATGTTATGGTCAAGGAGCAAAAACCAAGGAACAAGGTTCCTTCTATGGAAGGTGTTAAAAAATTTCAACAAGGAAGATAAATGGCTAACCCATTTGACAATATAGAAAAAGCCCTGACCCCTGATTCTTTACCAGAGGGTTCCGTGACTGTAGAAGTAGAACAGACCACCATTGCTCCAGAAGAAGAAATTAGTGTTGTCCTTGATGATGAGGGCGGTGCAACAATAAACATTGGAGAAGATGATCAGCAAGAAGTTTCTAAGCATGAAGAGAACTTAGCAGAAAAGATTGAAGATTCTGAGTTAACAAAAATATCTTTGAATATTTTGGATTTGTATGAATCAGATATGTCTAGTCGTGACGCTTGGGAAAGGACGTATTCTGAGGGGTTAAAACTTTTAGGTTTTCAATACGAAGAAAAGACGCAACCATTTCGTGGTGCATCCGGTGTTCATGTTCCGTTGATGACAGAAGCGATTATTCAATTCTGTGCTCAGGCCATGAAAGAGTTGATGCCATCTGGCGGTCCTGTAAGAACACAGGTTCTTGGTACTCCTACTAAGAAAAAGGAGCAACAAGCACAAAGGATCAAGGACTTTATGAATTACCAGATTACTACGGTGATGAAAGAATACACGCCTGATTTTGATCAGATGCTGTGGTATGTCGGTTATGGTGGTTCAGCGTTTAAGAAAGTGTATTACGATCAATCGAAAAAGAGATGTGTATCTCCGTTTATTTTGCCGGATAATTTTGTGATGCCATACGATGGCTCCAGTAATCCGTGGGAAAATGAGCGTTGTATTCAGGTAGTTCAGATGTCTGGCAATGAGTTAAAAAAACGTCAGATTGATGGAACGTATAGAGATATAGATTTACAGGAAAGCACTCCAGAGATCAGCTCCATTCGTGAAGCTGAAGATCGTGTATCTGGTATCGACAGTAATGAAAGTGACTTGAGTTATACTTTGTTGGAAGCGCATATTCACTTAGATTTACCTGGTTACGGTAACAAAGACGGATTGAAACTACCGTACATTGTGACGATAGATAAAGACTCTGGAGAAGTTTTATCGATTTATAGAAACTATGACGAGGAGGATGAAGACTTCACTCCGCGTCAGTACTTTGTACATTATATGTTTTTACCTGGCCCTGGTTGCATGGGCTATGGTTTAGTTCACTTAATTGGAAATCTAACAAGATCGGCTACTGCCGCATTGAGACAATTACTCGATGCAGGGACATTAGCTAATTTACCTGCTGGATTTAAGGCTAGGGGTTTACGCATTGCAGATGATGATAAACCGCTACAGCCAGGAGAGTTTAGGGATGTTGATGCGGGAGGAGGTGATCTACAATCTTCGTTATTACCTTTGCCATACAAGGAGCCTAGTCAGACGTTATTTACGTTGTTAGGTTTTTGTATTGATATGGGTAGACGGTTATCGAGCATTTCCGATATGCAAATCGGAGATGGTAATCAACAAGCCGCAGTAGGCACAACGATTGCAATGTTAGAAAGAGGTGCAATGGTCATGTCTGGCATTCACAAAAGGTTACACTATGCGCAAAAATTAGAGTTTGAATTAATGGCAGATGCGTTTTATAAGTATTTACCGGATGAATATCCATATGATGTGCCTGGTGCAGATAGAACTATTTTAAAAGAGGATTTTGACGAGAGAATTGATATTATTCCTAGTGCAGATCCGAATATTTATTCTGCTGCACAAAGAATTACAATGGCTCAAACTCAGTTACAATTAGCTCAATCAAATCCTCAAATACATAACATTTATGAAGCGTACAGGAGAATGTATGAAGCTTTAGGTACGAGAGATATTGACATGATTCTTAAACCTGATGACACACAAACTCCTCAACCAAAGGATCCTGCAACAGAAAATGCAGAAGCTTTGGATGGTAAATCTTTAAAGGCATTTCCTGGACAAGAGCACGATGCTCATATCTTAACCCACTTACTTCAGGGAATGTCTCCCATTGTTCAGCAAAATCCTTTGGCTGCGAATAATTTAACAAAACACATTTTAGAACACGTTAGGTTAAAGTCAGAGGAAATGACAGAGGCTGAATTATTCAAGCAATTTGGGGAAAATTACAAAAATGCTGTAACGGATATAGAAAAAGAAGCAAAAGTTGCTCAAATGGTAATGCAAAATATGCAACAGTTACGACAAGCATCGCAACAATTGTCTGGTGCAGGTCAACCTGACCCAATAGTTCAACTAAAAGAAAAAGAATTACAACTTAGAGCACAAGATACTCAAAGAAAAGCACAAGAAAGTTCTCAAAAAATAAATTTACAAGCTCAAGATATGCAAATGGATGCTCAACTTGCCCAAGAAAGGCTTCAAGCAACTAGAGATATAGCGGATGAAAAAGCAAATATTGCTAGGGAAAGAGTGGCACAAGAAGAAAGAAAGCAAATGAGAGAAAATAGAGGAGAAAATTGAACGTAGATCAGTTATTAAAGTACATAAAACAAAGAAAAAAAGAAATATCGGAGGTAATGGTTGGTGGTGGCCTAAAAAATATGGAACATTATCAAAGATTACTAGGAAATTTAGATGAAATTACGTCTATTGAAGAAAAAATCAAGCAGACGCTAGACGAACATGAGTAAAAAGATGTTTCCCGTGAAACATTTTGTATATATCATGCAATACAGGAGAAATTATGGCAGAAATGACAGCTTTACAAAAAAAGTGGGCAGAGGATCGTAAAGAAACTCTACCTGATACAGAAGAAACGGCAAAATTAGACCCAAAAAATCTAGATGAGTCACTTCTAGAAAGAATACCTAAGCCAACTGGTTGGAGATTAGTTGTTTTACCGTTTAGACCGCCAAAAAGAACAAAAGGTGGGCTATATTTAGCGGAAAAAGCAGTAGAAAAACAGCAAGTTGCTACCGTTTGTGGATATGTTCTTGAAACAGGACCATTAGCGTACTATGATCAAGAAAAATTTCCGCATGGAGCGTGGTGTAAAAAAGGTGATTGGGTAGTTTTTGCTCGATACGCAGGTGCTCGTATCAACATCGAAGATGGTGAGATACGCATTTTAAATGATGACGAAATTTTGGCTACGATTAAGGATCCAGAAGACGTTATTCACATGGTATAAAGGAGATTTCCATGCAAGAACAGATACAAGAAACACAAATTGAAGTGCCTTTGACAGAAGAAGATAAAGCCACAGAAGTTCAAATACCAGAAGATAAAAAGTCTGAACCGGACGTTGTTGAAGTAACTGAAGCAGAAGAAGAACAACCAGAAGAGCCACAAAAAGCTTCACCTGAAGAACAAACGCAAGAACACGAGGAATATAGTGCGAAGGTAAAAAAACGCATTGATAAAATGACGGCAAAACTTCGTGAAGCTGAAAGAAGAGAGCAAGCCGCGGTAGAATATGCTCAAAATGTTCAAAGTCATTTAGAGCAAGAAAGAAAAAAGGCAACTGCTCTTGATAGTAGTTACTTAACAGAGAGCGAAGGAAGAATAGACTCTCAGTTGGCGATTGTAGAAGCTAATTTAAAAAATGCAGTAACCAACGGTGATGGTGATGCTGCTGTAGAGGCTCAAAAAGTTTTAGCTCAACTTGTTTATCAAAAAGAAAAGCTTGAGAACGATAAAAAACAAAGAAAGCTTCAACAGGAACAACGAGTTGAGCAACCTGTCACACAACAACAACCTCAACAACAAAGAATTGATCCTAAGGCACGAAAGTGGGCTGAAGATAATGAATGGTTTGGTGAGGATAGAGTTATGACCTCTGGTGCTATGGAAATTCACAATCAACTAAGTGCTGAGGGGTTTGACTTAACATCTGATGAGTATTATGATGAATTAAATCGGAGAATTCGTAAAGAGTTCCCGCACAAATTTAAAAAACAGGCGGATACTAGCAACGTCCCAAGTGTCGCACCTGCTACGAGAACCAATAAAACTGGACGCACGAGATCAATAAAACTCACTCAAAGTGAAGTTAGTATTGCAAGACGATTAGGTGTTCCTTTGGAAGAATATGCAAAATATGTTAGGAGGTCGTAATGGCTGCTTTAAATAAAAAAAGTCGTGGTAGCGAGACACGCTCAAATGAAACTCGTAAAAAAGCATGGGTACGTCCTTCAAGATTAGATACTCCACCTGCTCCTCCAGGATACAAGCACAGATGGCTTCGTGCTGAATCTGGTGGTAGGGAAGATAGAATGAACGTAGCTGCGAAGTTACGAGAAGGATATGAATTGGTTAGAGCAGAAGATAATCCAGAATTTGTTGTTCCAACTATGGACGATGGAAGACACGCGGGAGTTTGTTCCGTGGGGGGACTTGTGTTAGCCAAGATTCCTGAAGAGGTAGCAGAGGAGAGAAATGCATATTATCAACAAAGAACCCAAGACCAAATTTCGGCTGTTGATAATGATTTATTGAAAGCTAATGCTCATAGCTCAATGGTAATTGATAAACCGAATCGACAGTCTCGTACAACTTTCGGAAGCCCTCAGGCCGAAGAAAATTAATTAAAAGGATAAAACATGGCTAATGTCGATAAACCTTTTGGTCTTCGTGCTCTCGGTAATCTTTCTGCAACTGGTTCTCAGAAGCAGTTTGGCTACCAGATAGCTGATAACCAATCAGGGGCTATTTTTCAGGGTGACCTTGTTACTTTAAAAGACGGTTTTATTCTCCAGTTTGACCCATCATCGCATACTGCGGCTGTTGGTGTTTTTAACGGAGTTTTTTATACCGATCCCACGACAGGTAAACCTACTTTCAAGAATTTTTACCCAGGTTCTGTGAATATTACTACAGGTACTATTCAAGCAGATGTTCTTGATGATCCAAATCAGTTGTTTATTATTCAATCTGATGAGGATATTGTTCAAGCTGACTTTGGTAAAAACGCTGACGTTGTAGTTGGTTCAGGAAGCACAACCACTGGACTTTCTGCTATGGAGCTTGATTCTTCAGATATAGGCACAGGTGCAGCAAAGAACTTAAAGTTAATTGGTATTTACGATACACCAGGAAACGCTTTAGGTAATTTCTGCCAAGTTGTTGTTAAAATTAACGAACACTTGTACGGTAGTGCTGGTGTTGCTGGACAATAAGGAGTTAGACAATGGCAATTTCTAGATCACAACTAGTCAAGGAGCTTGAGCCAGGTCTTAACGCTCTTTTTGGACTAGAGTATGCAAACTACGAAAACGAACACGCTGAGATTTATGATACAGAGACATCTGATCGTGCTTTTGAGGAAGAGGTAATGCTCTCAGGTTTCGGTGAGGCTCCTGTAAAAACAGAGGGTGCTGGTGTTGCTTTTGACGCTGCACAAGAAGTTTTTACAGCTAGATATTCACACGAGACAATTGCTTTAGCATTCTCTCTTACAGAAGAGGCAATTGAAGATAATCTATATGATAAGCTCTCTGCTCGTTACACCAAAGCTCTTGCTAGAAGTATGGCAACCACTAAGCAAATTAAGGCAGCAAATGTTCTTAATAATGCTTTTGGTACTTCAGTCGGAGGCGATGGGGTAGCTCTTCTTTCTACAGCACACCCAACATTGGGTGGAGCGAACTTAGCGAATAAGTTGGCTACTGATGCGGATTTAAATGAAACCTCTCTTGAGCAATCTCTTATTGATATTGCTGCATTTACAGATGAGCGTGGACTTAAAATCGCTGTTAGAGGCTTGAAGTTAATTATTCCTAAGGAGCTTCAGTTTACTGCTGATAGAATCTTAGAGTCTACTTTAAGACCAGGAACAGCAGATAATGATATCAATGCTACTCGTAACATGGGAATGCTCCCACAAGGGTACACAGTAAATCATTATCTTAATGATCCTGATGCGTTCTTTATTAAAACCGATGCTCCAAACGGAATGAAGATGTTCCAACGAGTTGGTATTAAGACCGCCTTTGAAGGTGATTTTGATACAGGTAACGTCCGTTACAAAGCTCGTGAAAGATATTCCTTTGGTTTCTCAGATCCTCGAGGAATGTTTGGTAGCCAAGGTGCTTAACTGGGTTGGGGGCAAAAGCCCCCTTTCCTTTTTGGAGATATAGATGGATATAATTTTTAAATTTTGGGATGCTTGGACAAAACAAGTATCTGAATCAACAAAAAGTGTCATAGATGGTAACGCTGCTATGGCAAAAGCAATGGTAGATTATTCTGAAAAACCTTATAATTGGGTTAAAGAAACTATTAAAAAATAACTAGGGTAAATTAGTCATACATACTGACCTAGCAGACGTATTAGAGATTGTATGACGAGTGCTAATACACGGAGATTAAAATGGCAACAACAACATTTTCAGGTCCTATCAAGGCCGGAACAATTAAAGAAACAACAGGAACCACTCCTGGTACAAATAAATCAAATACTGGTTTTGTGATTATGGCTCAAGCCGCTGTGATTGATATTGCGGGAGCATCTGCCACAACCACTGTGGGAACAATACCAGCAAACTCTAAAATAACTGAGGTTAGTTTAAATATTGTTGAGGCTTCTGATAATGCCTCAGCTGCTACGGTATCAATTGGTTTTTCTGGGGCAACAACTGCTTTAATGGGAGCCACAAATGCTAAAGCTATTGGTTTAACTCAGAGTACTGGAATGGCCACAGCTTCTATAAATATTGGAACAGTTGATAGAGATGTAATAGCTACATATACACCTATAGCCACTGTGGCAGGAACACTTGGAATTGCAGATGTAACTGTTAAATATTTACAAGATGCTAATTTAAATGTAACTGACTCATAAGGAGTAGGTCATGGGTTATCTTTCTGACGCGAAAGCGGTTACTACGACTAGCGGATCAGCTTCTATATCAGGGAGAGTTAGGTTAACTGGTTTATATTTTACAAGTAAAGCCAGTGCTGCTATGACTTTTAGAAATGGATCTGCTGGAGGTGCAAACCTTTTGACGATTTCATCTTCTGATGGGGCTACTGCTTCTGAAACCATTAATATCCCAAATCAAGGAATATTATTTTCAGATGGTGTTTTAGTAACAGCAACCACTGCGGGAAATATTCCAAGTCTGACTATTTTTTACGAGGCTTAAAGTGGCTGAGAAAAAACGAAAAGGCATGGGAATTAAAACTTCCGTGAAATCTGGTAATTTTCGCCCTACAAAAAGTGGGGCGGGAATGACTAAAAAGGGAGTAGCCGCTTATCGTAGAGCCAATCCTGGTTCTAAACTTAAAACTGCCGTAACAGGCAAAGTTAAAAAAGGTTCTAAAGATGCAAAAAGACGTAAGTCATTTTGTGCTCGTTCTGCCGGACAAATGAAGAAGTTTCCAAAGGCGGCTAAAAATCCAAATAGCCGTTTACGACAAGCCAGAAGAAGGTGGAAGTGTTGATGGAAAAAGAAGACATTCAACGCATTTTTAGCAAAGATATAAATAGTAAAGTTGCTGTTCAAGCGAATGAAATAAAACATCTTCATGCCGATGTAGAAGACATGAAAAAAGATATTGAGGAGATAAAAAAATCTTTAGCTAACATAGATAAGGTATTATCAGAAGCTAGAGGTGGATGGAAAACACTTATGTGGGCGGCAGGTGCAGGAAGTGCTGTGACTGCTTTTTTAATTATGCTTCAACAATTTTTTTGGGGTAAATAATGGATGATAAAGAGCGTAGAGAACGTAAAAATCGCAAAAGAGAAAGAGAGTTAAAGGGAGGCAGATTATCAGAGACTGTTCGTAAAAGAATGTTGGCTGAAGATCCTGATGCACATGAAAGAGATTTTCCTAAAAAATATATGGAAACTAGGAAAAAAATATCTAATCAAGAAGGCGGAACAAAAGATGATAAACCAAAAGGTGGTGGACCAAAAGGTGGTGGTTCAGGTGGCGGAGGTGCTGGAGGTGTAGGATTTTTAAAGTTAGTAAGACCCCCATATAAAAAGATGAAAAATGGTGGTGAGGTGAAAAAGAAAAAGGGTCGAAGAGGTATGGGTTTGGCAAAAAGAGGCGGGGGTATAGTAGCGTGATAGAATATTATTTTGGAGAGAACCATGGCTAAAAAGCGTAGAGAAAGAAATTTAAGAGCAGCTTTGGCAACAGGTAAAATGAGTCCAAATAGTTCATTAGTTAGTGCGGCTGAAGGTTTAATGGAAGCTTTAGATAGGTTAAGAGCTTCTAGAATGACTCCTGAACAAGCTGAAAAATTTATAGAAAGAGAAAAACAAAAACGTGAAGATGAGAAAAAAGTAAGTAAAAGTATTAAAAGACAAGAGACTAAAATTGAAAAAGAATCTGAACGAAAACAGAAAAAACTAAGAGAACTTAGAGAAGATCCAGATAAAAGAAGAAGAAGTTCTGGAGGCGGTGGTGGTGGATTCGGAGCACTTAGAGGTATGGAATCAAATTTACCCGGTAGAAGAAAAATGGCAAAAGGCGGAGAAGTCGTAGCAAAGAAATCTAAGAAAAAGGGTAGACGAGGTATGGGAGCAGCGACTCGAGGTGGAGGAGCGGTAGCGTAATGGGAGCTCCTAAAATTCCTTTAATAGCTTACAAAGTGTTGGGTGGAGGTAATGTTGCTCAACTTCTAAAAGAAGGTAAGTCTGTCAAAGAGATAATGAAACTTGTTAAAGATAGAAAAGGAACAGACTTTGACTATGCAGAGTTTACCAGAGGGATTAAAAAGAAAAGAAGAGTAGGTGTTAATAAAAAAGTTAGAAAAGAGAAAAAAGAAGAGGCAATAAACAGAGCAAAAGTAAACGCGGCTAAGAAAAAACAAAGAATGGAAGAACTTTTTCCCGAAATAGATGAATTTGATCATCCCTTTGGAATTGATGATATAACTGATATTGGTTTGAAAGACGGTGGGTTAGTTTGTAAAAAACCCAGAAAGAAAGGCAGACGAGGTATGGGTGCTGCCACTAGAGGAGGAGGAGCGGTATCATAATGGCTACTACAGACGTAAGACAAAAAAGAGGTAAGAAAAAAACCACTAAGAAAAAATCAGGTTCTAAACCTACGAATCCTGCTTTGTATGCTCGAGTAAAAGCGGAAACAAAGCGTAAATTTGATGTTTATCCATCAGCTTATGCTAATGCTTATTTAGTCAAAACGTACAAGAAAAGAGGAGGGGGCTACGCATAATGTCTCTTAAAGAATGGTTTGGTAAAGGACCTAAAGGAGATTGGGTAGATATTGGAGCTCCTAAAAAAAAGGGAAAATATCAAGCTTGTGGACGCAAGTCTGCCAAGAGCAGCAAACGTGGTTATCCGAAATGTGTGCCAAGAGCAAAAGCAAAATCAATGACTGCGGCACAAAGAAAGTCAGCAGTACAAAGAAAGAGAGCCGCTGGTAATCCAGGTGGCAAACCGACTAATGTAAAAACTATTTTAGGAAAAAAACGTAATGTCCGTAAGAAAAAGAAATCCTAGAATACCTAGAAAAGAAGGTCAACCTGCTAAATCTAAGAAACATTCGGATTTGTATACAGATGAAAATCCAAAAGGTACAATAAGAGGATTAAAGTTTGCTACGAAAGAAGACGCAGTAAAAAGTGTGACCAAAATTAGAAATAGTGGTAAATCAAAGGCACATAAGATACAGGCCGCTGTTGCAATGGAACAAAGGGCTAGAGTTATGGGAAAAAAAGATGCTGCTAGTGTTTACAGGAAGTATATTAACAGTGTGAAAGCATAAATTTTTAAGGAGAAAAACATGAATGTAAGTCCAAGAAAAAGAATGGCTATGGGAACTACAATGGCTAAAGGAAAAGCTAAAGGTGGTGCTGTAAAAGCTAAAATGGCCAAAGGTGGTGCTGTTAAAACTAAAATGGCTAAAGGTGGTGCTGTCAAAAAGATGATGGCTAAAGGTGGTGCTGTCAAAAAGATGATGGGCGGTGGCATGATGAAAAAGGGTTTTGCTAAAGGTGGTGCAGTAAAAAGAAAGATGAGTTAATGGCTTATCTTACAAGCAATATTCCATATACTAAGGTTTGGATTAGAAAAGAATTTACACATGGACATCAAAAATACCACGGTGAATTTTTGCACGGACTGGCAGTCGCGGTCACAACAATGCCCGACAGATGCCTTAGTTTTCAGATCATTTTCACCGGATGTGAAACAGACGGAACAGAAGAACCGAATGTCACCGGAGGAGCAATGTGGGCTCGTATGCCAATCACAGCCCTCTGCGGAGACATCACATTCGATGACTGGCCTGAAAGAATGGAAACACACCTTGCTCAACCTTGGGATTGTCCATCACACCATCACACAGTTTTGGAACTTCAGAGGTGTAAACCATCTCCCTGGTTATGTAAGATTGACGGAGATTTCTATAGTGGACGGTATTTATTCACTATCGACTATACCGAAAGTGAAATCGCAGATTGTCCAGCCCAACACAAACAGAGTCATGTTATTGTGTTAACTGAAGGAAAATGGGAAGGCAATATGGTCGCTTTACCGAATAACAGGGTTAGGGTTACTTCCCCTGCATTATGGGCTACTGGAGAAGGTGCTCCAGACTTTCGCCCTAGTCAACATACGCATTGTGCAGAACAGGATGACAGTTACATGGATCCTGATGTAACATTTAATAATCTCTATAGTGAGGAAGAAAATGGCGATTTCAAGAAAACAAATGCCAAAACAACTAAAAGGAAACAGAAAGCCAATACCAAAAGGAAATAAAGGTTTGGCTAAGTTAAAAAAAGTAGCTCCTCAAGTTGTTGCTAAAATGGGCTTCAAGAAAAAAGGTGGTCTTGTAGAAGGTATAAAAAAACTTAAAAGATCACAAGGTTCTTCGCCTGAGGGAGAGGTAAGTCCTCGCATGAAAAGAAGAATAGATCAAAAAATAAAAGAAGAAAAAGCAAAAAAAGTAGTACCTAAAAAGAGAAAACCTGCGAAACCTGCGAAACCTATGACTCCTCCTACAGCTAGACCTACGAAACCTCGTGGAAGAACAGGCAAACCAAAATTTAAGGGAAGGGTGTATAACATTTAATGGCTACCTCAAATACAACTAATTTTGATTTAAACGTAGACGATTTAATTGAAGAGTCTTACGAGCGTTGTGGTATGCGTATGACTTCTGGTTATCAGTTAAACTCTGCTAGAAGATCTCTTAATTTACTATTTCTTGATTGGGCAAATAGAGGATTAAATCTTTGGACAATTGAACAAGCTACCATATCTTTAACAGCTTCTACCACTAGTTACAATTTAGGAACTGACATAGTAAATGTTTTAACAGCAGTTATAAATGATACAAACGACATCGCAATAGACAGAATAAGTAGGGCAGAGTATTTAAATCTTCCAAACAAGTCCACAGAGGCAAGACCCGCACAATACTATGTTGAAAGAACAAATGTTCCTAAAGTTTTTTTGTATCCTACTCCTGACAAAGCATATATTTTTAAATACTACAGAATAAGACGTATACAAGATCCTGGTAACTATACAAACACATTAGACGTAAACTTTAGGTTTCTTCCATGTTTATCGGCAGGATTAGCTTATTATTTATCTTTAAAATTTGCACCCGATAGAACAGCCGTTTTAAAAACTCTTTATGAAGAAGAGTTTGCTCGAGCTGCCGCTGAGGACAGAGATACGGCTAGTGTAAGTTTTGTTCCACAGGTAGGAGCATAAAATGTCTGGGTATGCTTCAGGAAAGTATGCATACGGACTATGTGACGTTTGTGGGCAGAGATTTTTTTACCAAGATCTTAAAAAAAATTGGAAGGGGTTTAAAGTTTGTCCTGAAGATTACGAGCCAAAGGAACCTCAATTAGAACCTTTAAGGTTTAACTCAGATGCAATTGCTTTACATGAGCCTAGACCTGATAGAGAAGAGCCTTTGGAAGTTTTTATTGGAGGAACTGGAGACACAACTTTTGAATCTGACGGTATGCAACCTAAATCTGATGCAAAAACTATAGAGCTTTCTGGATCAGTAGGAACAGTTACGGTGACAATAACATGAATTATAGTGAACTTTTAACTAATTTAAGAAATTACACTGAGGTGGATAGTAACGTGTTTACGGACGCGGTAATTGACACTTTTATAACCTTTGCGGAAAACAGAATATTAAGAGAAATAGATTTAGATGTTTTCAAAGAAGAAGTATCAGCAAACATGACATCTGGAAATCGTTTTCTATCTATGCCAACAGACATTTTGACTCATCGTTATATTATGTTTACAGATGGTAATGGCGATCAAGTTTTTTTAGAATTTAGAGATCAATCTTTTATGAAAGAGTATTGGCCTAATTTTTCAAATACATCAACTCCTAAATATTACGCTGTTTTTGATGAAGATACGTTTTACATTGCTCCTACACCAGATCAAAGCTATGTCACTCAATTAGGTTATATAAGAAGACCTCTTCAATTGTCATCAACAAACACCACTACATGGATAAGCACAAATGCTCCTGAGGCACTCTTCTATGCAGTTTTGATTCAAGCACATAGTTATACAAAAGGACCTCTAGAGATGCTTCAATATTTTGAAAAAAGTTATGGTCAAGCAATTCAAGGATTAGGAGTTGAGCAACAAGGAAGAGGTAGAAGAGATGAGTATAGAGATGGAGCTTTAAGGATTCCTATAAAATCTGTTTCTCCTGGTCCTTAATTACTATAAAATTTAGTTTTAAGGGGAACATTTTATGTTTGAAGTAAAAACAGGAAATATTTTAAGTCCTATGGTAAAGACTAGCGTAGACGGAGGTTTGTCTATGGAAGACTTATCTGAAGCCTGTGTTTCAAAAATTATATCTGTTTCAGAAACAGCTTCTCCTGAAATAAAAGAACAAGTTTATTTTTTTCAAGATAAATTAAAAAATTTAATTTATCAATTTTTAAAAAATGCAGCAAAATCTGAAAGAGATACTTGCATACAATTGTGTATAAGAGGAGGTGAAGAAAACGCTGCAAATTTATTAAGGAGATTATAATGGCAATTACTCAGGCAATGTGTACGAGTTTTAAGCAAGAACTTTTAACTGGCACACACAATTTTACAAATGGTCAAGATACTTTTAAATTAGCTCTGTTTACAAGTTCTGCTAATTTAGATGCTGCTACTACTGCCTTTTCAACTTCAAACGAGGCTTCTGGAACAGGATATTCTTCAGGTGGCAATAGTTTAACAAATCAAACACCAACTACTGGTGGTACGACTGCATTTGCTGATTTTTCTGACACTGATTTTACTAGTTCTAGTATCACAGCAAGAGGAGCTCTTATCTACAATTCATCTAAAAGTAACAAAGCAGTGTGTGTTTTAGATTTTGGATCAGATAAAACATCTTCAAACGGAACTTTTAGTATTATATTCCCTGGTGCTGCGGCTAGTACAGCGATTATTAGAATTGCTTAATGGGAGAGTAAAATGGCTTTAATACAAGCAGATAGAGTAAAAGAAACTTCCTCTACAACAGGAACTGGAAATTTTACTTTAGCGGGAGCAACTACAGGATTTCGTAGCTTTAATGATAGTGTTGGTAGTGCAAATACTTGTTACTACGTTATAACTGATAACACAGATTATGAGATAGGTTTAGGAACTCTTAGTAATTCTGCCACTTTAGCTAGAACTACGGTTATAACATCTTCTAATTCTAACAGTGCAGTAGATTGGGGAGCAGGTACAAAAGATGTTTTTACTACATATCCTGGCACAAAAGCAGTAATACAAGATGCTAATGGAGAGGTTTCATTAGGAAGTGCTTTAGGTGTTTTTGGAGCAGTTTCAGTGGGTGGAACACTTGCTGTAACAGGGGATACAGATGTTGCTAATCTCTCAGCTAGTGGCACATTTGATGTAGCAGGAACAACAAACCTTGCAACAGCTACAATCACAGGAACTTTGGCTGTAAGTAGTAATGCTTCTGTAGGAGGTACATTTAAAATTACAGGTGGTGTTTCTGCAAACTCTACATTAAATGTAGGTGGCAACGTCTCTGTAGATGGAACACTTAATGTCGAAGGGGATATTAAAAACAATGCAGGAAATTTAACTTTAGCTGCTACTACTTATATTGTTGAAGTAAAGGGTGGTGGTTCTACAGATGCTGAACTTAAACTTAATTGTAGAAGTAACTCACACGGTCAAACAATAAAATCACAAGAACACTCAGCAGGAGTAACAAACACCATGTTGTTACCTAAAGGTGCTAATTCTACATTAGTATCTGAAGTAGGAACAGCAACTTTAACGAATAAAACTATAGATGCTGCTGTTAGCGTTAGTGCAACAGGTGCATTAAATATAGGAGGAGCTATAACTGGTTCTTCTACAGTATCAGATCAAGATGGTAATTTAAGAGACATACCTGTAAGTCAAAATAAATCAGGAGATTATACTTTGCAAATATCTGATGCAGGTAATCAAATTACAGTAAATTCATCTAATGTTGTTTTAACTGTTCCAGACAGTGTTTTTGATGTGGGTGATATTATATCTATAGTTTCTGTAAACGGCTGCACGGCTACATTAGCCTGTACTGCTATCAATGCAGTTAAAGCAGGAGACTTAGCAGCAACTGCTTTACATACCTTAGATGCAAACGGAGTTGCAAGTATCTTGTTTAGTTACACGGCTGATTTAGCTGTTATAACTGGAAATATTTCATAATGACAGGCGTACATCAATTATTATTTTCTAACTTTTCTGTTGCAGCAGGAGTAAGTAATGTTGTAGTTGTTGAAAGTTTTTTAGGTGATACTGTTTGGACTTGCCCTGTTGGCGTTACAGAAATTGATTATCTTGTAGTTGCAGGAGGAGGTTCTGGTGGAACACAAGGTTCACAAAACTTTGGTGGTGGTGGAGGTGCAGGTGGTTTTCGTACTGGTACAGGAATGGCAGTTAGTGCAGGTACAGACTATGCCATAACCATAGGAGCAGGGGGAACTGCGCCAACTTTTGTTGGAGGTGGTTCAACAAGTGGGATGCAAGGTGAGGATTCTGTTTTAAATACAGTTACATCTAAAGGTGGTGGTTTTGGTGGTTCATTTGGGAGTATTTCAAGTGCAAATGGTCAAGACGGTGGTTCTGGCGGAGGTGGTGGCGGTGTTTATGCGCCTCCGGGACCCTCTTCTGGAGATGGTACGGGTGGTAGTGCAATTGCAATAAGCCCCATAAGTGGTGAAACTACATCATCACAAGGTAATTCTGGAGGTGACGGAAGGCATCAAAATGGTCAATACGTTGCTTGCGGTGGTGGTGGCGGTGCAGGAGAAGCAGGCGATGATTATAATCCTAGTAGTGCGCCTGCTGCGGTAGGTGGAGCAGGTGGGTCTGGCTCTGTGTCATCACTCATAGGAGTAGCAACTACTTACGCAGGTGGAGGTGGAGGCGGTGCAAATAATGCAGCTAGCCCTGCCGCAGGGGGCACTGGTGGTGGAGGACAAGGTTCAAACAGTCAAGCAGCTACCGCAGGGACAGCAAATACTGGAGGTGGAGGAGGTGGAGGTGTTACAACTGCTCCTTCAAAAAGTGGTGGATCTGGAATTGTAATTATCAAATACACAGTACCTACAAGTTCCCCGTTAATATTTAGAGGCACAACAAAATGGATATGCCCAACCGGAGTATCTTCTGTAAATTACTTAGTAGTTGCAGGTGGTGGTGGTGGAGGTCACAATGGTGGTGGTGGAGGTGCAGGAGGCTTTAGAACTGGAACTGGATTAAGTGTAACTGCTGGAACAGATTATTCTATAACAGTAGGTGGAGGTGGATTAGGAGGAACCTCAAGCACTGTAAATGGAGATCAAGGAGACAATTCAGTATTATCTAGCATAACTTCTACTGGTGGAGGAGGAGGTGCAGGGAACAACGGCCCTACAAACACAGCTGCAACTACTGGTGGCTCTGGAGGTGGGGGTGGTCAAAATGTAACAGGCGGAGCTGGTGGAAACGCAGGAGGATTTACTCCTGCCGAGGGAAATGATGGTGGAGATTTTGTAGATAACTATTTTGCCGGTGGAGGTGGAGGAGCTGGTAGTGAAGGACAAAATGGAACAAACCCTAGTAACCCGGGGGGAGTTGGAGGCGGAGATGGAGGAAAAGGTGTTGAGTCTTCTTTAAGTGGCGCAGCAGTTGTCTACGCAGGTGGTGGTGGCGGTGGTTCTGGTGTTAATTCTCCTGCAGGAAGTGGAGGAAGTTTCCCATCAACTGTTAGTGGCTCTAAAGGAGGAGGTGCAGATGGTGGTGCTAATACTAATGTAAAAGCTGCTAATGGAACTCAATATACTGGAGGTGGTGGAGGTGGAGGTGGTTATGCTTCCCCAGGCCCAGGAGCCGAAGGTGGAAATGGTGGTGATGGAATTGTCGTAATAACTATGAACGGATAGAGGTATAAATGGAAATAAAACCAAAAGATAAAATTTATAGACTAACTGGGATTGATAGTGCTATGGAAATGTTACGTCCGGGTGCTAAATGGGAAATCTCTAATTTTACGTTTACTCGATGGGAAGACGACAGACCATGCCCCTCTATGGAAGAAGTTCGAGATGTACAAAAGAAAGCACGAGAGTTTGAAGATTCTATAAATACAATTTGGAAACCTGAACAAGAAAAAGAAATAGCAAAAATGCAAGGACATATCAATGGGGCATTGGATTGATAACTAATTCTTTATTCCCTACGGCAGTTACGTTTTTTCAGTACGGTGGAATAACAAAAAAAGAAACAAAATTTTTAGTTGAACAGAAAACAAGAGGCAACACAGGTAATACAACATCAATTGACAATAATATTTTAGAAAACAAAGAAATGAAAAAACTAAAACAGTTTATTGAGAAATCTTTAAAAGAATATTTTCAAAATATCTATGTACCTAAAAATAATGTTGAGCCTTATATAACTCAATCATGGTGCAATTATACAAAAGAAGGCCAGTTTCACCATAGACATGCACATCCAAATAGTTTTATATCTGGTGTGTTTTACGTACAAGCTGATAGAACAAAAGACAAAATTTATTTTTATAAAGATTGGTATAAACAAATACAAATACCTGCTAAAGAATACAACACTTTCAATAGTGAAAGTTGGTGGTTTGAAACAGGCACAAATGATTTAGTTATCTTTCCTTCTAACCTATCGCATATGGTAGAAAAAGTTATTGGCAAAGAAAGAATAAGTTTATCTTTTAATACATTCTTAAAAGGTTACATAGGTGAAGATAGAGAATTAACTGGGTTACATTTATGATCCCTAGTAGTATAAAAGATTATGTAAAAATTTATGATGATTTTTTAGATGCAAAATTTTGTAAAAATATATTAAACGAAATAAATAAAAATAACTGGCAAACACATATGTTTCGTACTTATCAATCAAAATTAATACAACATAAAAATGAATTATCTGTCAGTTGGAATGAAGGTAAATTTAAACAAAAATTACAAGATAAATTAT